GTCTGGTCCTTGACATACTGCAGGGCATACCCGTTCCGCTCAACGGCCTTGAGACACACGGCCTCGGTCTGGTCCTTGACATACTGCAGGGCATACCCGTCATTTTCCACGGCCTTGAGACACACGGCCTCGGTCTGGTCCTTGACATACTGCAGGGCATACCCGTTCCGCTCAACGGCCTTGAGACACACGGCCTCGGTCTGGTCCTTGACATACTGCAGGGCATACCCGTTCCGCTCAACGGCCTTGAGACACACGGCCTCGGTCTGGTCCTTGACATACCGCAGGGCATACCCGTTCCGCTCAACGGCCTTGAGACACACGGCCTCGGTCTGGTCCTTGACATACTGCAGGGCATCCCCGTTCCGCTCAACGGCCTTGAGGGCTGCATCCAGTGTTAAAATCGCTTCAAATTTTACTCGCATCCTTTTTCTCCTTTTTTAGTTGCAGCTCTTCACCGTTCAATTCCTTCATGAGAGCCTTTAGTTGTTTCGACTTGGGGCCGTGCGTGTTGATACACTCCACAACCAGCTTCCTTTTCCCCTCTGCGGCCATGCCGTGAGCCGGGTTGCAGAGGCGAGATATCATTGTCTCTATCCGCGTCAGCCTGGTATTGATTTCCTCTAACGTGGTCATGCCTGCTGCCTCCTCTGCTTGTTTCGCTTTGCAATATACTTTTCAACTTCCCTGTGCAGTTCGTCTTTGGTGCCGGTTTTCCAGACGGAAAAAGGAATTTTCGTGATCTTCTCTGCGGCGACGGCATTTCCGTCGCTCATTCTCGTAGCCGTGTTTATGGCCCGAGAAAACGACACCGGATGCATCCCGATTTTCTCTGCGAGTTCTTTGTGTGTCACCATGCCTCCAGGATTAATTATGTGTTAATGATATGCTGTCTTGCGCTAATTTTTCGATAACATACCTTGTTAATAACAGGCTGGCAATAAATATTTTCTGGATAAGGGTGAAATGTTAGCGCATTGCGCTAATTGTAGAATTTAAACTATTGTTACTTCGTTATAAAAAAAATAACAAAAAAAGCTTGACTCGTTAGCGCAACGTGTTATTGTTTTAGTGCGGATAAACCGCGTCAAAAAAAATGCTGGATAATTAAACGGGAGGGATGCAGATGGAGAAATCAAAAGCGCCGGCTTACTTCGCGGCAGCCCTGCGGCAGAAGCTCAAAGAGTCGCCTTTATCACAAAAGAGGATAGCCAAGGAGATGGGTATGTCTCCGGTGACATTGAGCAGGCTGGCCAATGCCAAGCCGAAACACTCGCCGCACCCGGACAGCGTGGAAAAAATAGTCCAGTATTTTGGGACAGAACATATTGATCTTATCAGCCTTGGCCGCGAAATCCTGGAAGGAGCGGCACACGTACCGGAAACGGCGCAGCCGGAGCTGTCCGTGGACAGCATCGACAACCGGCTGACGAGCGTCGAGCGGATTATGGTGGAACTCAGCCGTGAACTTGATGCGAGAAAAAAAGCTGAACTGAAGACGAAAGAATATATGCAGAGATTAGCCACAGCGCAGGAGTTGATGAAAGTAGGGTACTTTCATTGCTCATTCAGCGGGGATGCCACATGGTCGTCGTCTTTTTATTCCGTTATGGGCATAGATAAAAGCGTGGAGCCGGTTTCATGGGAAAAATTCGTTTCGCTCTACGTCTACAAGAAAGACAGGAAGGCGGCATTCGTCGCGGTCAAGGGCTACCTGGAAGACAAAACCGTCTCCCAATATCACATAACGTTTAGGGCCTGCCGCCCTTGCGACAAGGAAATCAAAACCTACCGGGAGTTCGTACAGATAGATCGGGACGCGCAGGGAAAACCGATAGCCCGGTATGGATCAATCTGTGATATAACGAGCGATGTGCTGAAAAGCCAGCTAGTCGGAGATTACGAACAGGCGTTTCTCACCCTGTTGGCCGATTCTAATTCATACCTGGTTGTTATCGAAAAGCAGGGCATGACGGTTATCCATCAAAACGAAGAGCATATCAGGATAAAGGGAGACTTGATCGGGCAGAAATGCGACGCGTGCCAGGTCGCCGATACGTTTGATACAGGCACGGTCCATAAAGCGGTCAAGGTCATATCGTGCGCCGACGACGAGACTGTCCAGGTAGCCATTACTTCAATCCCGATATGGGACAGCTCCGGCGCCGTTGTCCGCGCCGTGGTTGTCATGCGCCCGATGCGACGAGAGGGAGACAAATGAGCGTAAGGCCGCACCCGACGAAATGGGGAAAAGATCCAGGGCAATGGTGGATTGTTGATACCGGCAGGGGGGGCGACCGGTTGCGCACCACATTCAGGGGCCAATTCGAGGATGCAAAAAAACTCGAAAACGATATCGTCGCCAACACCAACAAAACAACCCGTATAGCCCAGCACCTGAAGGTAATCGACATCGTTTTAGATTTCTACCAGCACCACGCGCAAGAGGTATCCCAGACGACTCTTGCCGACGTGCGTGTCGTCTTTTCTAGGCGCATCATCCCATTCTTCGGCAGGTACAGGACCATGGAGCTCACGAAAGACATGATATCTGCATATAAGCATGAGCGCGTGGAGATCGGCAAGGTTAAAGCCAGGACCGTGAACAAAGAGCTTTCATATTTCAGCAGCTTTTTGCGGTATGCCAGGGAATACAAAGGGGTTGAAACACAGCCAGGGTTCTCAATCACGATGTTCCGCCGCGGCAAAACAGTATCGCCGCCGGCGAAAGCCGTGTCTCCCAGGGTGATCGATGCCATGGCCGCCGTGATGGAGCCGCAATATCAGCTCATTTTTCTCCTTATGGCTGATGCCGGCCTGCGGCAGCGGGAGGCGTTGCACCTGACGGCAGAATCAGTAGACGAGCGCAACAAGACGATCCAGGTTTATGGTAAGGGTAGCAAGTACCGCGCCGTGCCTTTTACCACGGACAGGCTAGAGAATGCGCTGATGGCCGCGTTGGCGAAACGCCCGGCCGGGTATTTGTCGATAAACGAGATTACGGGGAAACCATTCTATGGCATCAGGAAGGCACTGCTGAGGGCCGCACGGGCCGCGAATGTCCCGTTCCATATCCACCACCACTTGCTCCGGCATTCGTGCCTCAGCAACATGGCGATGGATGGAATGAACCCGCACGCCATCCAGCAGATTGCCGGCCATTCAAGTATCGAGACAACCAATAAAATCTATACCCACATCAGACATGATTTTGTGCGTGAAGAGGTGGAAAAAATCAGGAGCAAGAATAGGTAGTTGACACAGTGTCAATTCGATGGCAAAAAAAGTACGCAAAAACAAAGAGAACTACGCGCTATTATAATTCCTAATCCTGGTGCCGCAGGTCCGATTCCTGCCGGGGGCACCAGCAGTACCAAGGGTTTCAAGACAGAACGGGCATAAAGATTTTAGGGGAAAATTGACACTTATTGACACATTCGATTTTAGAACATTTCGCAGCAGTACATGAGGCACGGCTTGTCGGTCCCTGTGCAGTGCAGCCAAAATACAAGATTGCCGGTGATATGGTTTACCCTCCATTTCCCCAAGCATCGAGGGCATGACGTTGTCGTCATCGCAAGCGACCATATCCCCAATGGAACCCGGTGCCAGGCAGCCAACCGCCAGCCCGGACCCCGGTGAACATCGTTTGCGCCATGACAATGCCGGCAGCGCAAAAAACGTCGGCATAGAGCTGTCTATCTGCGGCAAGCCGCTGTTCCATGGTGCCGCCGAGAAAATAAGCAACATCATGCCAGAAGCAGGCACCAGAAAGGTCAACTGCACAACTTTTCCACTCATCCGGCCACATGGAGCAGCCATCGGAGAAGAAAACATCGTAGTTGGCAGGATCAGCTTTCTCCATCCGCTCGATGATATCCATCTTGCGGTGATATCTGGCCAACGCCAGTAGGTCATGCCATGAGATGGGAACTCCGATATACTGTTTCATCGACCAATCCTTGCGAGGCCGGCTACAACGCCGGCAACTATTTCGTTAACGAACACGGCACCCTTCTCCGCTTCGGTATCGATGAAATATGGCTCAATGATGATTGCTGGGCAGCGAGTGCCGGAGAGGAAATAGTCAGGTGTGGCCTGCGGGTCAGGCGGCAGAACCATTTTATACCACCCTTCCTTCTCCCCGCGGTCGCGGAAACCTGTTGCCGCGATGATGCCGCGCTGGACCGCAGTGGCAATCTTTTTCCCGGTAACAGATCCAGGACAGTAAAGTGTCTCGCATCCTTGGCCTCCTCCGGCGTTGAGATGGAACTCAATGGCGACATTCGGGCCGATCTCGTTTACCAGCTCAACTTTCCTCTTCAACGGCACTGAGCATACCAAGTGCGCTTGATGGCCGTGCAGCGACAGCAGCATCACCAGGCGGCCGGCCATGGCCGCAGCTACGGCATATTCGGTCAGCGTTCCGTTGCTGGCCCCCTGGGCATTCGGATGGTGTCCGGCACTGACGGCTATTTTCATATTCGGTCGCTCTTCCGGCGCGGGCAGCTTCATTATGGCGAGCCTCGATGCGCGATTGCCCATATTTTATAGACCGTTCCAGCTCCAAGAAGTAAAGCAAATCCGGCTACGACAAGGGTTAGAATTGACCGCCTTATCGTTTTTTTAGAATCTTCCATGATGGAGTTCATGTTCTCATAAAACCTTATCGCAGCATCCATCCTTTCCGGCGGAATACTATAGCGGCAACTGATGGCATGATTAGTCGTTATGGCCTCCGCGATGGCAATAGCATCGGCATCGGTCAGCACACGTTTTCTTCGTTCTGTCATTATTCAACCTTTTCCTTCTTGATTGATCGCATTTTACTCTTAACGACTGGAATCATGGCGCAGACTACGGCCACAGCAGCGCCAATGAACTCAACGCCCAGTTGTTGCTGTTCCTGGGTGAGGTCAACTCCCCTTGATGCCAGATAGGAGGCGACAACACCCATAATTATCACGGCCAAGACACGACCACGACTTGCGGATTTTCCGATTGAATCTGTCATCATTCCACCTTTGGCAATACAGAATTATTCATACTGCCCCTGTGACAAGCCAGACATATCTGCCATTGGTTTGTGCAGCTGGCACAGGGGCTGATGTAGCCCATCTCTTTCAGGAGCTTATCGGCAAGTTCGAGATCTATCATGGGGAGACTGAGATTGTGACTTTCTTTTCAGGATTAACGTAGAAATTAATGGGTTTGACGATACGATCATGGGCCACCCACTTTACTTCAGTTGAATAATCACTTTCGTAACCATAGACATCATAAGCTGTGGCAGCAAAATAGTAGGTTGTTCCAACAGTAAGATTCCCTACTGAACCCTCAACATGACCGTCCACCATTGTGCCCATTTTCTGGTCAACGTCTAAAGTATACTTTTTTGACACCGTGCCATAGTGAATCTTATACCCGGCAAGACTTGTCTCTGTGTTGGGAGACCAGGAAAATTTGGCATCGGCAGCCAACACGGGAGAACAGGGCACAAAAGAAATAGCGAATAACAGTGATACGATAAATTTTTTCATAATTCTCCTTACTCGAAAACTGATTTTAGAATGTTGCCGGAAGTCCCGCCGCTCAGATCAAGCACATCGTTTGTCCCGCCGACGAAGCCTTTGATTGTGGCCGACTTACCAGGCCAGCCTTTGACAGTCTTTGCCCCGGTATCAGCTAATCCGGACAAATCCAGCGTACCGGCCATAGCCCCTTGCAGATAGATCTCAGCCCCGGCCCGCAGGTTGTAGCCGGTCCATGGATAGTCGGTCCAGGCGTTATAAGGGAGTGCTCTTGTGCCGTTGCCGCCATCAGCAGAGGCAACGTTGAAATAGAGCCCGCCAGGGTACTCATAGGCACCGATATCCGGGATGGTAAGCACGCTGGTGCCATTGATATCCGTTGCCGGTGTGGCTTGATCGTGGATGCCGGCGATGATTGTTCCGGTGTTGATTGCTGGAGAGTTTGCTTGCAAATTGTAGTCAGTTGTCGAAACAAATAGGGGGTCAGCACTTAAAATATTAGTCACATTTTGCACGTCTGCTATCGCTCCCACTCCTCCCTGTACAATACTGTGATCAATGGTAATGTCACCATTCGGACTTCCATCGATCTCGCTAACCCCATTACCCCAGTAGATATCATTGGCAAACGATGTGCCGTTGACATAGGTAACAGTGGCGTAGGTTTTCAGGCTGTTTCCTGACACAAGCGCAGTATTGTTGGTATACGTATTGTTCCCCCCTGTTACGGTATGGGTCTCAATACAACTGACTGCCCCACCAGATCGTGCCGCAGTATTTTCCACAAACAGACACCTATTCAAAACACTTGACTTTTCAGCTTCATCACTGCCGCCGAAATCAATTGCTCCCCCATCCATGCCTGATGCATTGCGCCAGAATTCTGATCGTTGGCAACTCCCGTGTGCTCCAAAACTGTATTTCAACGCCCCACCTGCCGAATAGCCAAGGGTGACAGAATTTTCATTCAAACGGCATTGGTCGAGATGCCCGACAACCCCAGATCCAAAAAATATTATGGCCCCACCCTGCTGCTGACACGTATTGCGCTCCAGCGTACTACTGGTAACGATGTGCTCTCCCACAGATCCGACATGGACAGCTCCACCGGATGTTACCGCTGTATTATCAGATAGGATTGAGTCCGTAATAGTCAACACGCCGCTGTCTATTTTTACTGCTCCCCCAACAGACGCATGATTGCCAAGCAGGGAGCACCCGATTAAGCTGACATCAGCAGTAAATCCTATTGGAGTATATAGACAGCCACCATTCCTACTTGATATGTTGCCGATAAAATCAGAGTTAGAGATAATCATATCGGCTGACGATGCGTGTCGAATACAGCCACCGTCCTTATCTTCCTCTACGTTGGTATTGATATTATTGTTGAATTTTGTCCTGATGATGTTTACAGATGTAGAAACATTAGGTGATACGGAAACCATACCAGATACTGCCAGCGTAGTGCTGTTATTTTGGCAGTTATTGATTTCGCAATCCTCAAGAGTTATTTCCGCCCCGCCGTTGAAATACGAGAACGGCGCAATAGTCAGACTATATAATGCTTGGGCTTTGACTCGGCGCCATGCAACACTTAACACAGCAGATCCGGACTGGAACAGATGGTGTGTATCTGCCCCATCTATAGTCGCTACACCTTCATACCCTGCTATTTCGATATGTCTGGCAATATTCCATAGCAAAATTGATTGTGTGGAATACACCTCCGGCAAGTAAAACGTCAAATTCGGTAGCAAATAAATAATTGCATCCACGTTAGCCGTCCTGGCGTAAAGAAAAACAGTCTCCAGATTACCAGCTGTCGCTGGCGTTGCATACGGCGCTATAGGATTTGCCGGTTCCGCTGCTGCATAATATATTGTCATGATTATTCCCCCCACCCAACACCAGGCAGAGCGACCTGCACCCACACCAGCAACACAGCTATCAATCGTTTCATCATCATATCATCCCACCTCAGTTTCATAATCAGCGATAAACGACCACGCCGACCGCAGCGTCAGTCCCCGGCTTGTTTGCCCGATAGATACCCGGCTTGTCAGTGCTCACCGGATTTTCACCGGCTGTCATCCCACCGGGCAGGAAGCCATAGCGGATAATCATGGATTTGACGCCGAAGCAACAGCCACGGACACGGCACTTGCCGTTGCTGGTTTGTTTGCTCGGTAGACCCCGATTGCCGTGATCTGCCTGGTGTTGTTTTCCGTGTCGAGTACGGCACCTCCGCCGCTGGCAAGGGTCTGGAAATCTTCGTCACCCTCGCCATACTTCACCTCGATGGCCACCTCTTCGCCTACGGACAGCCCGTGGGCGATGAATGACACGGGGTGATTCACCGTGATAACCGTGACTGAAGCGGATATTTCCGCCTCCGTCTTTGCTGCGATAATCGTTTTCGGCATGTATCTCTCCTTGATTTATTGTTGCTTCAGCTTATTGCCCGCTCTCGCGAGTTTAAACATTTTATTGTTCCCGTGCTCTTTCCGCCCGTGACGGCCTCGTCATCTTCTTCACTGCCGCCCTGATTGAGCTTGGCTTGATCATAACGATGTCCGGCCTTCCAGACCGTCGCACCTTCTCGTTGTACGCCTGGATATCGGCCAGGATGCCGGCCCATTCCGTCAAGGTCTGCTTCTCCGGGTTCTGGAGATAAAAGCGGCGGATTTCGGCATAGATTACGGTCCTCTTGTCGCTGTACCGGTCTACCACCTCTTTCTCATTCCACTGTTCTTCCCTCTTCGACGAAAGAGAAGAGGGATTGAAGGAGAAGAATCGGATCACCGCGTCAACCCCGTCGCCTTTCACCGGGGTGTCACCGTAGAACACCGGCATGTTCGTTGCCGTGGTAATCCCCTCCCGGTACTCCCGCGCCGCTTTGATCGGGGAGCCCAGCCCGGTCGGCAGCATCTTCTCTGCGCCCTTCATGATGTCGCCATGGAAGACATCCTTCATCCCCCGGTACTCATCGAGGAAGACGCTCGCCGGGGCACCAAGCAGTTCGTTGACAGTAGTCGGTATAGCAAAGTTGATCTGCAGCGAGCCTTTCAGGTTCACTCCGCGCCCGCCCAAGCCCGCCACTCCGTGCCGCATCCACTCGCCGCCGCCGAATACCTCATCCGCCCATTTGTAGAGATCCTCTTCCGGGTCATCGAAGCCAAGGGCAAGGCCAAGGCCCTGGAGAAGAGGAGCCGCCGCGCTGGCCCCAACCCCGGACAAGATCGCCGGCGCAAGCAGCATGTGCGAGAATGCCTTCCAGTCCCTGCGGTTGAACCCGAGATCGAGCATGGTCAGCATGTAGTTGTGGGAGAATTTCTGAAAGGTGTAAGCTGCCCTGATCAGGGTCTGGCCAGGCCCCTTCCCTTGAGCGAAATACGGCAGGGTCGCCTTGCCGTAAGTGCCATGGGATTTATCGGAAACCTCTTTCGCCAGGGCAAGAGCGTCCTCCTTGCTCATCCCATTGTCCTGCTCGGAGATGGCCTTGTAGGCCCCATAGATGGTTGCCGCCCGGTTGAACTTCTCCGTTGCCCCGAACATGAACATCGCGTAGCGCATGAGAGAATCGTAGGCATTGCCGAACTTGCCCCTGACGGCCTGGTATGCCTCCTGGTTGAATTGCGCCTCATCCCAACCCCTGGCGCTGATCTCCTCGAATATCGCCTTGTCATCCGAGAGAAGTTCGCCGCCCGTCCGGAACTTGCGGTAATCGTCAGCCGCCCGGGCGATGTGCTTGAAGGCGTCGGCGTATGGGATTTTGCCGATGCCGTGCATGACTGCCGGCACGGCCATGACCATGTTCGTCAGGTTTACCGCCGCAGAGCTTACCCGGAAGCCAAGGAATTTCAAGACAGCCAGGCCTTTGACGGTGCCCAAGATGCGGTCATAGGCTTCCTCGTTGCGCAGGTAGTGCTGCATGTGATGCATGACATCATGGTAAGCGTTCTTCTGTGTGGTCGGGCTCAGGCGCCGCTTATTGACCATCGCGACATAGTCCTCCCACTTGGCGTCGTCTCCATTGATCAGCTTGAAATCCTGCCATGAGATATCCCGGCCCGTGATAGCCAGGACCATATCTCGGGCCACATCGCGCTTGGCGATACCGGAGGCCATCCCCCTGGCATACTGCGCGGCAGCCTTCAGCGGATCTTCCTCGAAACCTTTCCAGTATGACGAGTGGTCCCGCTGAATCATCGAGGACCGGAAGCCGCGGGCCTTGAAGATGCCGGCAATCTGGTTCGTCACCGTCTTGTTCAGTTCCCTGGCCACATCGCTCTCGTTGTCTTTCGCCGTGGCCTCCTGCATAACCGCGTCCACAGCCATTACCAGCTTTGCGGCCTCAAAAACATCTTCAGAAACGCTTTCGTCTTTGGCAATCGTGACGTGATACCCTTGGGCCTCAAGCTCGCGATTCCGACGCATCATCGGGGTGGCATAGTTGGCCTTGTCCTTTATCCAGGCCATTTCCTTGGAATCGTCCTTGTAATTGTAAGCGTGGACATCGAAGTGCTCGCGGATGCCGTCCTCGCCCTTCTTGGTGGCGATCAGGGCGAAGCTGCCAGGGTCACGATGCCTCGGGAAATATGTCCCGCGCAGGTCGCCCATGGCCGCCAGCGCCATGGTCAGGGAGACCTCCACCTCATCCTCGCCTGGGGTATATTTTTTCACCACCAGGTCAACCCGCTTCGATGCGTCGACGAGCGCCTTCGTCGGGCCGTGCAGCTTGGTATGGGGATGATTCCACAAAATGTTGATGAGGTCCGGCCTTACCACGGCCTCGATCTTGACATAATGGTTGGCGTCCTCCTGGGTGTCGAACCAGCGGATAACACGCCCTGCCTCATTGTCCCACACCGCATATGGCTTGGGCGCGGAGATCTTGACCTTCGGAGTGTCCACGCCGTTTGCCGCCGCCTCGTCCATCAAGGACCGCATCTGCACGGCCAAGTAGTCGAACCCCCGGTTGAATGATTCTCGCACGGAACGCCACACCTTGATTGTCTCCGAAGCAAAGCCAAGCTTGACGAGATCGGCCTCGCCGGCGTCGAGCATTTCTGTGATGGCGTCAACCTCTTCAAGGTTCTCCTTCTCCACTTTCCCCTTCGGGCTCATGAGCTTCCATGTTCCGTCCTCGGCCATCTCGATCTTCCAGCCCTTGCCGGTACGATCTGCCTCAAGGAGTTGCGCCGCCAGCTTGCGATATTCTGCTGGGTTGCTGTCCTGCAGGGCCTTGAGCTTTTTAATTACGTCGCCAAGAATGTCGTTTTCAACCGCCACCTTCCGCTCGGTCTTGGAGAGTACCGCCTTCATGTACCGCCCTGCCGCCTCTACCTTCTTGAAATAATGCTCAGGGGTGGAAAACCAGCGGTCAAGGATGACATTGCTGTCCCGGTCGTAATGTTTTGACTTAATCATCCCGGTGGCGATCTCTTGCTGGTCCTCCTCAACCTGCTCATCAATATCTGTCTTGCGCGGCTTGGTCCCCTTCGGTGGCGTGTCGTCAGGTTTTTTAGGGAAAAGATCATGGTCGATGGTGATGGCGCCGCGCTCGTTGCCAAGCGGCGATTTCTGGTATGCCTTCTTGGCCTCCATGAAGAGCTTGCCGACGTGCTGCCGGAAGCTGGCCCATGCCTCGCCAAGGTGCTTCTTCATCGCCCTGGTGAAGTCCTGGAATTTCCTGGAGCCGTCCGCATAAACCATATTTCCCAACCGGTGAAGATGGTCCTTGGCCGCGGCGAACGTCTTGCCCTTGACGATGACCTTGACGAGATCCTCCAGGATGAAGGCCCGCCCGGTTTCGCTGAGGAAATTGTCTCCTTCTTCCTTGCGGTTATTGGCCTCCAGGATCAGCAGCCGCCACCGGTTCGGGTCGAGATCCTTGGTCCGGCTGTCGTCCGCCGCAAGCTCTGCGGTGATCTCGTTAAGCCGTTGTTCCTTGCCGGCAAGCTCCTCTTCCCCTGTGAATCCTTCGCCGCCTGCCGCTTGCAGCTCTTCAAGCCGGATCTTGGCAATGTCGCGGTTGGCGTCGTTGTTTTTACGCATGGCAGCGATGTTGCCTATCTGGTTGTTTAACCGCTGGACAAAACCGGCCGGGCTGAAATTGTCAAAATCGGTCTTGGAATAATACGTGCTCAACTTGTACAGCAGCGCCGTGGATACGGAGTCCACCGTGGTTCCGTCCGGGACGATGGTAAAGGAAGCTCCAAGCGGCTTGCCTGTCTTGTCTACGGCGGTTGACATCTCACCGAAAATACCGAACCCTCGATACTCTATATCCATGAACGCATATTTGCGCGGCGAAGAAGGGTTCTTGAAGAATCTTTCAAATATGTCCTGGATAGAGTCAACGGCCCCCTCCCTGGTCAGCCGCGTTTCCTCATCCCACGCCTTTTTCGCCTCGGCGTTTGCCTTCTTGTGCTGCTTGTCGCCCTCCTCGCCTTCCTGGTATTTCTCCCTGGAGATCTCGACGAACGGCGCACTCTTGTAACCCGCCCCCCCGACCACGATATCAAAATGCCCCTCTTGTTTCTCCACCACGGCCTTGCTGTAAATGGCCAGTGATTCCTCGATCTGATCGTAAAGCCCACCTGGAGCCAGCAGGTCTTGGTACTGCTCGGCATCCCTGGCGATGGTGTTGCGCTGGCGGTTCTTTGACTTGCGGATCGCCTTGAGCTTCTTCACCTCGCTGGACAGCTTTACCTGTTCCATGATGCGGGGATCTCCGGAAGCCGCCGCTTTCATCTCCGCCGCGCTGGCAGCCTCGCCGGTGATGTCCTCCACTTCGCGTCCCGATTCCTCGTTGAAATCCCGGAGCGATTCGACAACCACGGCCTTGCCTTCGATGATCTGCCAGCGCCTGGCGTCGTATGTCTCCTTGGTGGCGTAGCGGTTGATTGTCACCTCGAAGCCGTCAGGATCTGCGTTGAAGAACATGTTACCCTGTCGGAGAATGCGGCCTTCACGCTGTTCAAGATCGCTCGGCCGCCATGGTGCGTCGATGTGGTGCAGGGCAACAAGTCTATTCTGCACATTCATGCCGGCGCCCATGAGCTGGGTTGACCCCATGAGGATACGGACATGGCCGGTTCTGACCTTCTCCATCAGGTCATCCTTTTGCTTGTCGGTGTTGGCGTCGTGCATGAAAGCTATCTGGTCAGGGCGGACGCCCATTTTGATCAGCTTCGCCTTCATGTCGTCGTAAACGCTGAACTCCGATTTCAGCATATCGAGAAACCCCGGAGGAAAGGCGTCGAGCTTTTCCATGGCGGCAATGTCGCCGCGCTCCGCCGCGTCCATCAGCTTCTGGTATGCCTCCCGCTGCTTGGCCACGGCCTTCTTGGGCGCCGACATATCGAGGAAAACAAGCTGTGTGCCCTTCTTGGCGTCCCGCTCTTTATAAATGTCGAAGATTTCCCGCACTGCCCGGTTCACCTTGCTGCCCGGCTCATCCGGCGCACTCGGGTCAATCAGCCGCATATCCAAGGCTGCCTTGGTGGCGTCCGTGGTGAGCTTGAGCATGTTGTCTTTCTTTCGGTCCTTCGGATCCATGTTCTCGGCCCGCAAGATGACGGCCTCCATGTAGGCCCCCTGGATCTCGCTGCGATCCACGACAATCCGCTGTTGGGTGCCGCCTTTCATCTTCGGGATAGGCCAGCGCAGGCCCATAGCCTCGGCCATGGCAACAAGCTTTTTCTGCGAAACGACATCCGCGAAGGTCATATACAGGCTCATCAGCTCCGGCATATTGACAAATTTGCGGAAGCGGGTCTTCTCCGCGTACCTCACCCCGGTTGCGTCAAGTTCCCAATCAGTATCCCGTTCCGCAAACACGTCGGACCAGGCGTCAAACGAGGCGATGCGCCGCTGAACCAGGGTGTCGTACTGCATGAACCGCTGCATGGAAAACATTTCCGCCAGGCTGTTGCTGACCGGGGTGCCGGTGGCGAGAAACACCCCCCGCCCCTTGTTGGCCTGCTGGATGATGCGGGCTTTGATGAACAGGTCGGTCGCCATCTGCGAGCCGGTGGTGTTGCCCAAACCTGGCGTTGACCCCTTGCGGGTGGCAAAGCCTAAGTTTTTGAACTCGTGAGCCTCGTCAACGAAAACGGCATCAACCCCCATCTCCTTGAAGTCCATCACCGTGTCCTGCTGCTCGGCGATAACCTTGAGCTGGTCTTTCAGCTTGTCCCGTTTGTTCTCCATCTGTTTGACGATGCTGCGCGGCGCCGCATCCTGTGCCGCCTCCCGGATGGCCGCTTCATATTCGGCGATCTGCTCACGGATATATTCGCGATGCTCTGCGGCCGGCACACCTATTTTCTTGAAAGAAGAGTGCGCCACAATGACCGCGTCCCAATTACCCGTTGCTATCCGGGAGAAAAGCTTCTGCCGTTTCCCCTTGGCGAAGTCAGACTTGCCGGCTGCCAGGATATTGGCTCCTGGGTAAAGCCGGTAAAAATCAGCGGCCCATTGTTCAATCAGATGGTTCGGCACGACGAAGAGCGGCTTGTTGACCAGGCCCATCCTCTTCATCTCCATGGCTGTGGCGACAAAGGCAAAGGATTTTCCTGCGCCTACGACGTGGTCAAGCAGCACCATGCCGTCCTGGATGGCCCGCCATACCGCATTTATCTGATGCACCCGCAGCTTGATACTTTTCGCCATACCGGAAAATGTCATGTGCCCGCCGTCAAATTTCCGTTTGGCATGGGTGTTGTAAAGATCGTTGTATATCCTGCCATAGGTTTTCCGACGCTCTTTCGACCCCGGCCCGTTCCACAACCATTCCTCGAACTTGGCCCGGATCTCCCCGGCTGCGCTGTTGGCCGCCATGGTTGCCTCGATATCGTTCTTGCCTTCCCAGTTACGAATGACGATGGACGAGTTTGTGATTAACTTCTCCATCAACGTCTCGGCCCCCATGTGCTCGGTGCCGTGCTCTTTGCTCTTGGCCCGGTTCCCGGCAGAGACTGAGGCAAACCACCGACCCAGCTTGTCGTTGTATTTTGCGACAACCTGGCCGTCCAGGAGATGATCGGCGAATGAGTCAAAGACCTCCTGCGTCAACCAGGGCGAAGACATGAAGGCCCGGATATCTTCCGGGGCGATATCTTCAGGCTGCACCTTCTTGAGCGCCTCGACGTTCTCCCGGAAACGCGGGTCATTGATGGCTGCCTGTTTGGCGGCTGACAGTTTCGCCTTCACGTTGCCGGAAAGGTACTGGTCCTTGGTGACGTAGCCGTCTTGCGGGTCTTCATAGATCGCGTCGCCAAGCTCGTTGACAAGGTACTCTTCCGATTTGCCGGTGAGCTCCATCATCCGGGCCATGTCCACCGTACCGGATTCGTTCAGACTGACGAGCAGGGCATCCGTGCCATTTTCAACTTTCTTGATCTCTTTATCAGGGTTGATTACCCGGTCAAAGAATATGGCGGCCTTGTCCGCCGACGGGCCGCGCTTCTTCTCGCCTGTCTTCTTGGCAACCGCCGCCGTGATGCCGATGTCGAAATTTTCCTCTAGGGCGAGGAGACGCGGATAGTCTGGATCTGCAGCCAGGGCCGACTTGTTGCCCTGCATGTGAAAGAAGCTGTGCTCCGCGACAAATGCGTCGTATTTCTGGTTGAGCGTTTGCCGTAGCCGGTCCATCCTGGCGCTGTTTCCTGCTACGCTGGACTCCTCACTGATCAGGTCGGACAATGCATTTCTGACCGGGATGGCGGCCTTTACCTTTTTTTGCTGCTCCGCCGTGAGAACAACGTCGGCCTTCTCCCCGGCTTTCCACCTGGTAGGCGGTCCGGACACGGCGGCCCCGTTTTCGTCTGGCATCCGCATCCGCACGGCCCCGCCCTTGGCAATGAAGAATCCATTGACCTTGGTCCCCTGGGGAATGTCGCTGTCTGCCTTGATAGCCACGGATGGATCAATGAAAGATGTGGTCTTGGTGAAGATGCCTTCCGGTAGCGACTTGATGGCCTCGGCCAGGTCGTCGGCCAGGTTGCCGCCCTCCCTCGGGGAAAGCGTCGGCAGGTCTGCCCGGTACATGGAACCCTGACGGGTCATGGAGCCAAGCATCATGTGTGGATTTGCCGCGAAGTATTGGCTTACCGGGATGGGCTCGCCGCCGTTCTGGTCAGGCACGGTCGTGGTCTTGACCCACTCGTTCGCGCCGATGGCTGCCGCGTCCCATTCAAGAGGGGCCTGGCGTTTCTGGAAAAATACGATGTCGGTGGTGACGGTGGTGCCGGTGTTGCCAAGAAAGGCGGTATCGGGCAGGCGGATGGCCCCGAGAAGTTCAGCATGGCGGGCCATCCATATGCGGTCATCCATGGCACCCTTGTCCATCAGGCTGTTCGACACGACCATGGCCGATATGCCGCCAGGGCGCAGGGCATGAATTGCTTTGGAGAAAAAGAAGTTGTGCAGGCTCTGGCGTAAAGGCTCACCGTTGATCCCGAGAGCGGTAAAGCCTTTGTCACGAACCTTCAGCTCGGAAAACGGCGGGTTGCCGATGGCGAAGTCAAAGGAACCTTCCTTGAGGGAAACATCCTGGAAGCCGATGGGGGCTGAGATATTGGCGTTGGGGTAAAGCAGCTTGGCGATGCCGCCCGTGATGATGTCCAGCTCTACGCCGGTGACGGTGGTGCCGCTGCGGAAAGAAGAAGGCATGAGGCCGACGAAGTTGCCGGCGCCCATGGAAGGCTCAAGCATCCGGCCGCCGCGCACGCCAAGACGCCGCACGGCTGAGTAGATCGCGTCAACCACAACAGGGGAGGTGTAAAAGGCGGTGCGCGAAGAGCTTCTTGCTTCCTCGAACTCTTCGCGGGTCAGGAGTTTTTCAAGCTCACGCCTCTTGCCGGCGAGGCTTTCGTTCTGGGTGTTGAATATGCCGTTGAGCCCGCCCCATCCTGAATAGAGAGCGAGCTTGCCCTGCTCTGCGGCGGTAGCTTTACGGCCAGCGGATTGCAGGGTCTTCATGAGGCCGATGGCCCCGAAGTTGTCGCTTATCCGGCGAGACTGGCCCCGCTTGTAAAGGGCCTCGATGTCTCCACTGGTAATCCGGTAATTGCCGGCTACGCGACCATCAAGCCCGGTTCCATCAAGGTTTTCGGGTACATCGTCTGCCTGATCTCCGCCATCGCTTCGGCTTCCGTCAGCCCCCCGGCCATCAAGCCCTGCATCTCCAGGAAGGCCAGCTCCGCCGCCGCCTGCATTATCTTGATTTCCCTTTCCGTTGCCAGGTGCGGCTGCTTCTGGCGAGACTGTGACCACTTCGTCAGGATTACCCGGAAGATCTTGCTTTGGTCTATCGGCTCCCTGTTGTCCATTTTTTTTGTCCCCCTTCTCTTTAATATCAGATGTTTCCGCCTGGTTGTCAACAGGTTCCGATGTCCAAGCCCCTTGTTTTTCACTCACCCACGCCTTGGCATACGGGCGGATATTGGCGCCGAAGTTCTCCACCAGGAACTTGACGAGATCGGCCAGGCTTTTGCCCGCCTGCCGGAACTTATCAAGAGCTGCCTCGAAGTGCGGCTTTGCCTTCAGGTAGGTGTCCTTGTCGATGTTGCCTGGGAATGACTTGAGCGAGGCCCCGCCGAAAAGCTCATAGAGCCCGTTGATGGCCTCGCCCACGCCTTCAGCCCCGGCTTTGGCTGCCTTGGCCGCGATGTCTGCGGCTGATTGGGGTGATGGGGAGGCTTTCTCGTTCGGGTCGTAGTTCTTGAACTTGTCCCGGATATCCGGATGAGCATCAAGAACTTCCGTCGGAACTTCCGCCCCTCTCCGCAGGTAAGATATCAGCTTCTTCCTGGTTTCGGAATACCCTAAGCCGCCAAAGCCTCTTGCTGGTTTAGGCGGTTTGCTGAACGAGAGTAACGCCCTGATAGCGCTTATCCTTCTCGGCGTCCTGTACGTGCCAACCGGCATAATTGCCGCCGCAGGATTACCGCCTGCCGTGATGATAACCGGGCGATCCTGATCTTTACCAACCAGGCGTATGTCATATATGTTGCGCCCGGCATCAACCAATTGCCCGACTACAAAATCAAGCTTGTCTGCGTCGAGGATGACCGCCCCATCGCCTTCACCCTCGGCGACGTAAACCCTTCCGGACTTGGACAATACAATCTTTTCCCGGTTATCCTCATCTACAAATGGTACATTCTTGTCAATGTGCAATGCCACATTGAGCGGCTTATCGCTGTCCAGCTTGGCATAAAATTCGTTCTGCCCGCCCTTCGGCATATTGTAGATGTTATTGCCGGCGTGTTTTGCTGCGACAGATGCGGCCCGGTCGCGCAACTCTTTGCTGACAAACTCTTCTCTCAGGTGGAAATGACCGTCAGAAAAACCTTCACCTTCGGCCATGAAGGCCAACTGTTGGTCCTTGGTAAGAAAAGGCACGCCCTTGGCCATGCTTATTTTCTGGCGATGAACCAGGAGAAGGTCGAGGTCGCGCATCTTGTCTGCTTCCGCGATTACTTCATTCTTGGCTGGACTCGCCTTCTCAGACGGTGCCGGTACTGTTTCAGCGCGTGGCTGATCAAATTTGTCGATTTCTTCCTTATCCGCTAAACGGTAATCACCAGGGGACCAATGCCTACTTTGATCAGCAAGCCTGATCCTTCCGTCTGCTTGAATATGGGCAACTATGCCAGGCTTGAGGAAATAGCTATTTTCTGGAGTAGGTTCAATAAGGTCGCCTATCCTGAATTGCCGGACTTCAACTTTTTTTGTCTCCGTCTTCCCCTCAGCCGCATCGAACATGCCGTCAAGCGCATCCATGGAGATGGCGGTGATCTCGTCGTCAATGGCAGGCTTCTCCCTCAGAACGGGAGCAACGCCACCGCTTCCCCCCGGAGCATCCGCCGCACGGCTATCCTTCTCTCCGCTGGCGGCAACAGGCGCAACAGGATCTTTTCCCACAGATGGAGCTTCATCGGCTTTGTCCTTTTCTCTCGTAAGATTATATTGTCGCGGCCCTGGACCTGTGTAATCCCTTAAAATGGCATAACCGAACAGGCCTGTTTTTAGCGAGTAAACATCAAGGGATGTTCCCTTGATGGCTTTTTCTACATCCTTATCAGTTACCCGTGGAGTTTCAAAACCTCCTTCAATAAATCCTTTTTCTGCGGATATCTTAAATAGCCTGTCAAAAACCTTCTTCGCCTCTGCCTTCTCTTTGGCTGTGCGGTCCTGCAATGTAGGCTGGATATTCTCCTCTGCAACTTTTGCAACAATCGTTTCACCGGTCAAGTCGGCCAGGGCGGCCCGCACCTCGGCCTCCCGCTTCTTCGGGAACATCCACCCTTGGTGAATCTTGTTCCACATGCCGCGCAGGCCGTTCTTGTTGAGCCTGTTCTTGTGGGTGAATGTTTCGCCGACGACGAGGATTGATTTCTCGGAAAGGGGCTTGATTGATAGGGGGGCCTTGGACCCAGCCAAGCCTGGGGATGCGGGATACTCTGCGCTGTCCTGGGTGCGATCCGTTGCCGGAGTCGTGGGGGCTTCTGGTTTGGATGCGGGATTTTCGGCCAACTTGACCGGGCTGACTGTCGGGAAAACAAACTCGTTCTTGTCGGGAGAATGGCCCTGCGCCGCATGCTTGCCTATCGTCTCCGCAGGCAAAGTCACAGATGTAACCTTGCCGTACTTGGCAGCCTTAGACTTGTCCGTGGTCCACCATTCACCGCCATTGTTGTTGTCATCGCTCTCGCCCCGGTACAGCGTTACCTGCTGGCCTGGCTTGATGTTGTCCCATGTGGCTGGTGCATATTCTTCAGATTGCCGCTGTGTGGCATCGGCAACTTCCGGGGAGGTCGTTGGCTCAGGGATATCGTTCATTGGGGAAGCGGCCGCTTCATGGGCTGCCTCATCTATGGCTGTCGGCCTTGCGGCTTTGAGGGCGGCAAAGAAACGATCTCTTGCATCCTCCTTCGGTTGCGCCGGTTGCTGCTCAGCAACTGGCGTCTGCTCACCAGTTTCTGGCTTCGGCTGCTTCTTGCCGGTGAAACCTTCCTGGAAACTGCGGATCGAATTGTCTCGGACAGTGGCCCGGCCAAGCTCTTCGTTGCTGCCGGCGATGTCGGCAAACAGCTCTTCCCCGCCCTTGACGACCTGGTAATTGTCGGACGGCTCCGGCACCTTGCGGTTGGACTCCTGGGCGGCCATGCCGGCCTCGAAGCTGAAAAGCTTGGCCTCGTTGTCGGAGATGGCCGGGGACCCAGCCTGCGCCGGTGCTCCTGGCTGATCACGGTACACCTGTTTCTTGGCGTTCTTTACCTGGTTGTACTGGTTGGCCCGGGCCTGTGCCGCTGCTTCGTCTTCTGCCGAATATGCAGGGCCGGAGAAGAGAGGTTTCCCTGTCGAATCAACAGCGGTAGGCCTTACCTTGGTGCCGGCCAGGTCGGCAAGCTCGCGTTTCGCTTCCTCCAGGTTGAAGCGCATCCGGTCCGTGCGGGCCTTCTCCGGGATCTTCTCCAGGTTGCGTATTTTGTTGCTCCAGAATTGAGCGTCCTTCTCCTGCGCCTTCACCGGCTTTTCCGGAAAAGCTGCTTCCACCGTGCCGAACAGGGGGCCGGAGATTGCGCCGGCCGCGAATGAGTTGAGATAACCGGACATGGCTTCCTTGTCGGCCATGTCCGTCTCGGGATGGTTTACCTTTTCGTTCAGGACGCCGATGAACTCCTGAAAAACTTCCTGCATGCCTTCCTTGCCGGAAGCCTTCGGGATTTCCTTCCCGGCCCTGCGCAGGAAAGCCTTCATCCCCCGGACGGCCTCGACGGCATCCTTGACGCCCTTCGGCTTGCTGGCCCCCATCACCCGGGTGATGAGCTGGCCGGACGGGCTGATCACCTCTGACAATCCCGAGATGGCCCCAAACGCCGCGGCGGAATACGGGTTTGCCTGATCAACCCCGTATTTCTCGGCATCGTCGGCCCACATGCCGCCCGCTTCCATGGCGCCGACCCCGGAAACGATACCCGCCTTGACGCCGGCATCCCGCATGCCTTTCTTGGCCAGCTGCTTCGCTGTCCTCTTCGCCACACCTTCGGCAAGCTGCCTGGCCACTTCTCGCTTCAGGCTACTCTTCAGCACGGTGCGGCCGACAATGCCAGCCACCCCGCCACCAGCGGCAGCGAAAACGCCGGCCTCGATCATGGACGGCGCCAGCTTGCCAACGGTCCCCATGGCCCATTTGCCGGCGTCGCCCACTGAGCGGATATCTTCCACCCGTGCAACATCGATAGGGTTGAGCGCCGCCTCCTTCATGTTGCTTTCGTAGCTGGCGAATCCTGCGTCCCGTATCGTGTCTGAGCCGATGGCGTCACCGGCCAGGCCAACCGCACCCCCCAGCAGACCCTGGACTTCATCGACTCCGGATTCAAACCCGCGCCGGATGTTCGACTTGGTGGCTATGTTATGGTCGCGCTGCGCTTCGGCGTCGGCCTGCTCAAACAATTCATTAAAGTCGATGCCGTCCAGGAATTTTGTGTCCATCATTCACTCGCGTTTTGGGTTAACGGTTAGCTCGTTATTGTCTGGGCACGATAATTTATTTATCCGCGACTTACAACAATTAACACGGCCATGCGCCTTTTTTACCCGTTACCACCGATTGTAAACATCACGCGCCGCCCGGCCCACAGCGTTAAGCCCCTGTCTGGCCCTCTCGAATGGCGACGAGACAACCTTCCCTGCCTCCTCCAGGCTTTGGCTTGCCGCGCCCACCGCCTCGCCAACCACACGCCGGTATGGCTTCGGCGGCCCGGCAATCTCTTCTTCAGGCTGCGGCTTCTCTTTCTCGCCGGGCTCCGTCTTGCCTTTGCCGCCGCTCCGCGCTGCAAGCCGCTCCGCCATGGCCTTGTCACTTTTCCACAGGCTCTTGATGGCGGCCTTCTGGCTCTCCTCGTCCATGCCGCTCAACTTCTGGATGATCTGCTCTTCCCGGTAGTCGTCATAATTCATACCGGGGTTCATCCACTCATACACCCTGCGGTTTTTGCCGTTCCTGATTTTCTCCGCGATCTCCGGGGTGACGGGAGTTGTGCCGCCCATGGTGTGCTCTTCGTAGGAATCCTTTTCCGCCTTCTGGATCAGCTCCGCTTTCTGGTAAGCGGTCATCGGTTTGTTGGCCCCGCTTCCTCCTGATCCCTGATGAAACACGCCGTCCTCGTCGTAATAGCTGTCACCCTTGTAATACGGCTTGTTTGCGGCTCGCTTCCCTTCCTTCAGCTTGTACTCGTTGGACCGTTGTTCCACCTGGTAGTCGTCAAAGTCCTGCATGGGCTTCTCAACCACATCTTTCGACCCCTTGCGCTGCTCAAAGCGCACGATGCTGCCGTCATTCTTTTTCTGAAAATAAAACCGGCCGACGATATTGTCGTTTTTATCGAGGAGGTCTTTCGCATTTGCCATCTGCTCGGCGTTCCAATCGCTCACGGCCTGCGCCCTGGTCACTGAATCGACCAGGAACTTGTCGCCCTGCAAATAGGCATTTATCTGGTCCATCCCTTGCTGCAGAGTCTTTTCATTTTTCGGCAAATAAATGGGAGCGCCGGTGTCCTCGTCTTTCCCATAAATGATATGCCCGTTCGGGCTTGCCTCTACGGCCGCCATGAATTGTGGGTTGTCTTTCGAGATTTCAGCCCTTTCCTGCGGTGAGCGGTCAGCTATGTACTTCCCACCGTCCACCCTGCCGAAAATCTTCAAGCCGTTTGGCAGCTTCGGGTTTATGCTTTCCATGGTCCTTGACGCCCCATCGAGGTCGCCGTTCTTCAATTGCTGCTGCGCAAATGCCGCATGGCTGGCGATCTCTCCCTTTGTCTTTTCCATGGTGGCCACATCGAGGCCAAGCTCTTGCGCCTTCAGCCCGATGTGTTCGCTCTTCGCCATGTTGTCGGCCTCGGCGTTGTAGTCTGCCGAATTCTGGTCAGGCAGCCTGCCAGCCGCATAATCGCCAGCGTATGCGGCCCGTCTCTTCTCTATGTCATTCTGCCGCTGCGCTCCTTCGAGCTGCACGGCGTTGAGCCTTTCCCGCGCGCCGTTATCCTTGATGGTCTTGAATGACTGAGCGAGATTCATCCAGTCTGAGGCTTCAGGTGTTCCGTAGCTATCCATTCGTTATCCCCTTATGATAAAAAGTATGCGCCAAGACCAATCAGGGCGCCTATGCCAGCTCCCCACCACCCAGCGGACGATCCAGTAGACGCCCCTGCCGCTGCACTTCCGGCCGCAGTTGTTCCGGCCGCCGCCGTACTGGAAGCGGTAATGCTTGTCGCCAATGATGCGCCGGCCACAGCTCCGCCTCCGGCATTCATTGCGGCCCCGCCAGCAGTTTTCCCCGGTCCTGTCGTTTCAGTCTTCGATCCCTTATCCATTGACCCGAAAGAGCCGGACGCCGTATTGTATGCGTTGGTGGCCCGTGCGGCCAGGTCGGGAGTTTCAAACATTTTTTCCACTGCCATTACAAAGACCCCCTTGCCGTGGTGATCGCGGTATTGAGTTTATTGAATGATTCGTCATCCGCCGATCTCTTGGCGGTAGTCATGGCGGAACCTGACGCCTTTGCGCGGGCCAGGTTCGCCGTGGTCATCATGTTGCGGTATTCGCTCGACCCGGTATCAACTCCGCTCCTCAGCGCGTCCCGCTTGGCGATGCTGTTTGCCTGAGAAAACCCCTTGGCAACATCGGCCTGCGCCTCTCCCACCCGTTCGCCGACGTTCACCCCCTGCTGCGCTGAAGTCAGCAGCTGTCCTGATGCATCAAGCATCTTCCTCGCGGCTTCCGTCTTGAGCGGGTTAAGGCTGATCTCGGAATCAAGCGCCATCTGCTGGGCCTTCGTCTGCGAAGGGATGAGGGATAGCTGTGCTTCCGATGTCGCCTTTTGCGTGGCGAGATTCGACAGCTCCGTCTCCGTCTGCGAAGGCAGCAGCGTCGTGTTGGCCTCGGTCGCCTTCCTTTCATAGTCCTGGCCGTAATCCTCCCAGGCAGCGAAATACTTCTCCGCCATAGCCTGCTGGTCCTCGGCAATGGCTGCCATGCGTTTGTTGTACTCGTAATCGACGGTTACCGTGCTTGTGCTCCCCCCGCCCTTGCACTCGGCCACATCACCGCCGTACATAAAGGAGTCTTCCTCCAACGTCTCCCATGTGGAGATATCGATGGTCACGCTGTTGTAGATTTTCTTCACGCTTTCACCTCTTTGGTGTATTCGGTATAGCTTTTGTCGAATCCGAACTCCGCCATCCATGAGGACATGCGGCGTAAGGTGTAGGTTTTGATCTTGCTGCAGCCAATCTGCGCGGCATACCGCTCAAGGAATTCGTGCGTCGTCTTTGTGAAGGTGAGCGGCTGGACATCAGGGCTGCACCATGCGTGGTCAACGATGAGGTGGAGCTGCGCCGGGCAGGTGTTAATTTTCTGGATGCGCGTGGTGATGAAGCCGTCCAGCTCTTCGTTGACCGCCCATATCACCAGGCCGCCAGACAGCACCTCCCTCATGATCCTGGCCAGGTCATCGTCGCCGTTGGCATATTTCAGTGCTTCCAGGAATCCGCGCCGGATCTGCGGCCATTGATCGGCCAAGAGCTTGTTGTGGTCAAGTAAGGGGATCATGAGTGGCTCCTTGTCGCGGTACCGTCAGCTTGTAGATGATCTTGATTTCTTCCGCCGCGAACCCGCCAGGGCTGGCCGGGTTGATATGCCCGGTCGCTTCGTTGGAAAAGTCACTTTCAAATCCATTGGCCGAATAAAATATGCTCATGGTTTCCGACGCATCAATAAAAAACCCATTACCAGCCATCCCAGCACACTCTTAATCGCGGCAATGTCGTTGACGTTTTTGTCAATATGGTCCGCAACCTCGGCAACTGTCATGCGGCCAAACACCTTTCCGAGTGGGTGTTTTTCAATGACAATCTTTGCCTTTTTTTCCTCGCTTGCTACGACTTTAATTTTTACGGTCATGCAATCACCACTGTGAAAGTTTTGTCCAGATAGGGGAAGCAGGTCACGGTTATTTGGTATTCGCCAGGCGTGTCAAATGTCAGTTCACAACTGCCGCCTATCACCTCTTGCTGCAATGACTCGACCGACACAAAGGCATGTTCAGGTATCAGACTGATAGTTACCGCCTCATCGACTGCGGCGGATGTCTTGTCGATTACCGATAATTGCACCGGCTTATCAGCAACTACGCCATTGTTGATATAACTGGTGGAATCATTGCCGATATCGCTCTCGATATATGATTCACCAGCTCCGAACTGCGATTCTATTTGATCATCAGGGCAATAAACTGTTCTGATGATTTCACCTGTTGTGATGTTGTAGATATGTGCTCTCATCGTTTGCACCCTATCAGCGTTAAACTTCTGCTGCCAGCCTGGACACCTGCGCTGCTAGTGTAAATTTTCAAATAATATGCCGTAGCATTTGGGCCTGGACTATCGGTCAACGAGAAAGTTAAAATTCCGCTCCCGCCATACACTAGATTAGGGAAATAAAATGCTGCTGAATAAAGCAGAGATGCACCTCTGTATAGATATATTGTCCCGACAATTGCTCCTGAACTTCCTACTCTACTTGATCCAACTATTGAGACAGGGACATCAAAGCCTGTCGTTATAGAGCAAGTCTGGACGGTTGTAAGCACTCCACTTGTCAAAGACAAATTTGCCTCAGTAAAAGCCGCTACCGGAATAGTGGCCGCATTCCCGGCAATCTTCAGCGTCGTAACATTGGCATCGATAATATTGGCTTCGCCAATTGAAGCGATGCCCATATTGGCATTGGCAATAGTTGCAATGGCAATCTTTGCCCCGGTGACTATTGCGTTTTTAAGGTTGGCCACATTGGCTATGATTTCATTCGTACCAACATGATTAGCAAAAACCTGACCTGCCCCTAATTGAGCAGCAAGAACAGTTCCTGTTGTAATTTTACCTCCCTGAATTGTAGTAGTTTGATTATTAATTCGGGAGGCGGGATCATATGCCCAGGCAGCCACATCTGTGGGAGACATGCCTAAATTAACGGCTGTAGCCCCTGTTATCAGGACGTTAACGGCTACTCCCAACTTCGTGTAATAATCTTCTACATAGTCTCGTAACTGGGTATCCGGGGAAATAGCCGTGGCTACAGTTGGGGCACTCCAAACCAATAAAGTAGTGCTGAGGTAACTATAGAGTGCGTCACGGCTGGCCTGTAGGGCGACCACGGCAGCGTCGGCAGAAAGCCCGTAAGCAGTTGCCTGAGTAATGACACTATCAAAATTACCTTCTTCACCTGGCCACTGTACCCGCCACAGTGCTTTTTCCTGAGCCGACAACCAACCATCAGCGCTCATGTTGGTTACTGCAGTCATGGCATCCGCAGCATTACTAGCTACGGTTTCCGCCAGAGTGCCGGCCACATGAGTAGTGTCATTGGCGGTATGGGTGGCAGTCACATCGGCGCCGTTCTCAGGCTTATCCTCGCCACTTACGGAAGACCACACCGCAGTCAGTGCTGCGGCATCTACCAATGTTTTTGTGACTGCGTAGATTTTATTAAGCAGTGTCTGCCGAGCGGCATACACATCAGCAAATTTAGCCTGGAAAGTGCTACCAACAATCACCGTATTGCCAAGCAGACTGGACCAGAGCGTTGGAGTGGTAAGGGTTGCCAGGTAAGTAGTCAGAGCTGTGACCACTGTGTCATAGGCTGTCTTCTCCGTGGTGATTCCGTAAATTACGGCTTGGGCATCAATGCCGGCTTGTTCCGCTACAAGCACATCCCTATCCCGAATCACCCGTGGTTTTTCATCAATGGTTAACAGGTCATTGCTTACAATTTCTGCTAAGGAGAATAGTGCATCATCTGCTGCATCCTGTGCAGCGATAGCCGCATCCTGGGCTGTGCTTGCTACTAAAGCAGCAGCAGCGGCCGCCAAAGCTGCATCATCAGCAGTTGTCTGAGCAGCAGTGACCAAGATCTTGGTCTTATCATAGATCTTGTTGAGCAGGGCCTGTCTGGTAGCGTAGACTGCATTGAAAGCGGTCAAGAATTCTGATCGCACAATTATGGTGTTACCCGTTGTGACAGACCACAGTACTGGAGCAGTCAGGGTAGCCAAATAGGCAATCAAAGATGTAATAGAGGTATCGTAGGCTGCCTTTTCCGTGACTATTGAATAGGCAGTAGCTTGGGCATCAATCCCTGCCTGCTCTGCCGTTAACTGATCACGCAACTGAATAGCCGCTGGCTTCTCTACTGGGGTAAGCAAGTCTTCATCAGCAATGTCAATCAGGATATTATTGGCTGCAGTGGCATCAATCTGGGCAGCATCTGCTGCTGCCTGAGCAGTATCGGCGGCAAATTGTGCCCGTAAAATTGCAGTATCTTGAACTGATTCCCATGCCGTGCCAGTCCACCGGTGCAGCAGATTATAGCCAGTATTATCAACGGGGGCTGTCGTGGTAGGGATATACTGTGCCTGCCAGTGGGTCTCGGCTTCGGTCAACGAATCCAATTCAGTGACTGTTTGACGGGCCAACAAGATACCACTTACCCCATCGCCCAGATAACTGGCATTACCCAGTGTAATCTCGGAATAAACCAGAGCACCGTGAGTTACTGCAGTAATCGATGCAGTATGCCCGATACAAATGCGCCACCAACCATTACCAAGATCCCGGCTGGTATAATATTCAGGAACACCATTGATACTGCCCGCTACCCCTGTCGTTAAATTATAACTGACACGGCGCAGAGTACCAAAGGCACCTGCTACCATGGCCAACCTGGCATAGTTGCGGCCATCTGCTTTGACATCTACTGAGTGCAGATAGAACTTTCCTGTCGTGTATGAGAATACCGGATTGGTTATGTAATGATAGGCGTCAATGGCTGTCTCCTGCAGCTTATCTGCCGTCACTTCGCCGGCGTAATTTGCTGCAGCATCTGGTACAATTGTTACCCCAGAATTTACTACCCAGTAAGGGTTATCCAAAGCATCTGAGTGCTGGATCCTGTTGTTTGAACCAAGATCAATCCACTGATCATTAATCTGATTGGCTGTCGGGACATCCACCTGCACGAACACGGTATTCTTGCCGTCTGCCGTAAGCTGGGCAGTATTTCCTGTTGCCTGCGCCGCGTCAGCCAGTACTTTGGCCTTGGCGTTGATGGCATCAAGCAGGGCCTGCCTGGTAGTGTAAACTGCTGTGAAGGTCGCAATGAATGTTGCCCGCACAATCGTGGTATTGCCGCTGGTATTTGACCACAATACCGGAGTGGTCAGCGTGGCCAGATAGGCCACAAGAGCTGACATGGCACTGTCGTAGGATGTTTTTTCAGTAGTGATCCCGAATGCTGTGGCCTGCGCATCAATGCCGGATTGCTCGGCGACGAACACAGCGTGTTGCTGAATAATCGGCGGCTTCTCTACCGGGGTAAGCATGTCCTCGTCGGCGATGTCGTTTAGGGCCAAATTGGCCGCGGTAGAAGCGGTTACCGCCGTATTCGCCGTGGATTGTGCAGTTGCCACCAGATCAGCCAACGAGACATCCCCGGCATAAATTGCCACATCGTCAAGGATATAATCTTCCTGGTTCGACAGGTAGGATCGTATCCTTACCAAGTTGAGAACTGTGGAGGCTACCATCAGCGGATAGGGACCATATACCACCCCATCCATGACCACTGTAGCCTCACCGGCCAGGCAGTTCACCTGCAGCATCAGATCATGCACCACATTCACAGCGCATGATGCAATTGTGATGTCGGCACCTACTGAATTACGATACTTCAAGGCACCGGCTGTCACAGCCAGGGTGAAGGTGGTGCCAAGATCTCCAGAGAGGAGCGGGATACCTGAATAAAAAGCCGCTGATGTCCCGCCGATGGATTGATATTTGAACCGGCAGGTGAAAATTACACACGGTGTAGGGGTAATGGCTTTATCAATGGAGACTCCTAACCCACCGACATCATCCAGGGAGCGCAAGGCGTAACCGACACCAGAGAGTCCCGTAACGCGGGAGAGTGTGGAGGTAGCAAAGCCGACTGTCCAACGAGAAGAGAGATCAGGCACCAGATCATAGGCATCAAAGGACTCAGCAAACAATAGTTCTGCTTTTGAAAGCAAACTCTGTGTTACCAGTGTACTGACCGCCACCCCACCAACTGTAGTGCCGGCCGGTGCCCCGGCAGTGGATGCCAAAGTCCAGTCACTGGCTGTGTAGCTGCCAGTTTCTCGACCTACGGTACAGGCCCAGATTTCATCAGCAGTTTTGCGCCAGAGATCCCCGGCGTCATAAGGTGGCGTGGGCTGCACCACGAACACCCGGCGTTTTCCGTCCGCCAGATCAAAAGCATCTTGAGCCAGGGAAAGTGCCTGAGCAGTGGAATCATTGGTCACATCCCATACATAGGTAGTGCCGTCCAGGGCATAGCGATAAGCCAGACCGCCTACCCGATCATAGTAGAGATCCCCGAGGTGCAGAGTCCTGGTATCCGGATCAAGCCAGGTAGATTCCGGGGCAGCCGCCGAACTCGGGACCACATCACCAAACCAAATCTCCACCTGACCGTCGAGTTGGTCCTGCAGTGCAGCGATATCAGTAGCATAAGTCACAACATCGACGTAATTTGTGATGACCCAACTTTCAAGACCAGTATTCAGCTTTACCCATTCTTCACTATTGATATCGGCCAGCGATACGGGAATGCCGTTGATATTGCCATTGTAATTAATGGTCATGGTAAAATCGTTGAACTCGGCATTCCCATATGTCGGGCTGGTTGGGTCGCAATCGATCTTGAACCCGCTCACCCCGGTGGAATAGTTGCCGCTCTGCACGGTCCAGGAGAAAACATCGTGGGCCATCATCTTGTCGGCGCTCACGATTCCGGCGTCCAGCGCATCGGCCTTGATCGTCCCGTCAACGATCATGTTGCCGCGTACCCCGATTGCCGGCAGTCCGGCTATCGTGCCGATCTGGAAGACAGGCTTGGCTGAATCGAGAGAGGCCGGGTCAACCGCCCCCCAGAAGCTGCCGGCCTGCGGGATATGGTTGATGTTCCCGTCCGCGCTCGATGACCAGTAGGCGCCGGAGTAGCTGACGATCTCGCCCATTGGGTACGTCCGCTCATCGTCCCATGGGGAAACAGAGCTGATAGGCTGAATCACCCGGAATGAATCGGCCACGATATCGAACTGGCTGGCGTATTTCCCGGATTCATCCGTCAGTGCGTCCAGCATCTGGTTTACCGTTTCGTAGGCCGGTGGGACCACATAGCCGCCCTGCTGGTCTGGCGGTTCCCATGTCGAATACTTTCCGGCATGGCTGACCGCCCGAATCCAGTAATAATAGGTGGCCGTGGTGGAGATGGCGTTGTGGTCGAAACTCTCCGTCCCCTTGGTCGCTCCACCCAGCAGGAAGGCCGCGCTGCGCGATTGCTCGCCCACTGAGCACCACACCTCGTAGTGGTTGATCAGATCCTTATAGTCTGTCGGCTCCGTCCATGTAAGCTTGTTGGAGAAAACCCTGTTCTGCACCTGAAGATTTGTCGGGGCCTGCGGCACTGCGCCGCTTACCGTCCCGCCGCTCGCCGTTACCGATGGGCTGTAGGAGACAAGAACCGAATCGAGATCCTTGTTGCGCACCACCCGATCCCGCTCCGTGGCCCGGCCTTCACCTATCTCGATGATCTCCTTCATGGCCGCCAGGAGGTCGTAAAGGGCCGGGTCTATCCCGTTCGGCACATCAGGGATTGCCGGGAGCTTGATATCACGCGCCATAGAGAACCTCGTCGGGGTTTGACCCTACGCAAACAGAATCGATTATCGCCGTGCCGGACAGGCTCACCTGCGAGTTCATGCCGCCATACCCGCCGACGATGCGCCGCACAGTCGGCCCGGGTGTGATGGTTTCCGTAAAGACGGCCGCGCCGTTCTCGATCAAGGAGAACGTCACATCACCGGTTGATCCATCTTGTGCGATGACCTGGTAATGGGTGAGGGCAAGTTTCTTCTTCTGCTGGAAAACCTTCGACTTCCAGGTGTAAGTTGCGTCGGCGGCCCCGGCGTCAACCGCATAAACCTTCTTGTCGGCCCCCAGGATGTTGAGATACTCTCCATCGCCGAATGCCGAAGGGATAGCGGTGAGCCCGGTACTCACGTCGATTACTGCCGCTTCGGCTGCTGTGTCGATGCAGAAGCCGTCCTGGTTGGCATTGAAAAACACATAGATCTTGCCGTCATGGTAGCTGCAGCGCATATTGGCCGGGCCAAGTGCCTGCCATTGCCGCTTGGTGAACAACGTCCTGGTGATCAGACTCCCAACCCCTTGGGCGATGGCGAACAATCCCCCTGGCGCAGGGTAGATGACGGAATTTTCCGTAGCGCAGATACCCATGGCAGACTTGCATGGCTGCTTGTCGGCCATGAAAACCTGGCTCAAGCTCGACGGGTCAAAGCCCTGCAGTGTGCCTGGGCAACCATCCGTAGCGACGACGATGAACCCACCGGCTACGGCTATCCCGACGATGGCGTCGGGGAAGCTGTAGTAATATGGCCAGGCATGCGGGTTATTCGGCTCGCACAGGTAAACCTTTTTCCCGGAGAATCCGGCGAGGATGCCGTTCCGGTACGCGACGAGGCCCTTAAGGCTATCTGGTGGCGGGTTCCATCCTTCCGTCGGCAGTACTTCCAGCAGGTCCTCGTCCGCCGCGTTGTCGGTGAAGGCGGCAAAGTCGAGGGGGAAATCCGTGTCGCTCTCATCCACATAAGGGACAAGCTGGTATTCGCCGCCGCCGTCTGATCCTGTGTTGAGACGGTACAGCCTGAAACCGGTGATATTGTGGTGGTCGGAATCGCCACTCGGCTGCGCGAGATCCACGTTCTCCCAGATGACGGTCTGCCCTTCTTCCAGGGTAATATCGCCGGAAGGCGGAGAAGGCGCCGACTCTTCTCCCCTGGCCGTGATATAGGTGTAGACGTAGGAGACAACCTTGAACGGGTCAGCCCCGGTACTGGCCGGGGTGAGCTGCCAACTCGCCGGAGCTGAGGCCGGTGTCTCCACTCCCAGCCTGTTCGATACGGTCGGCCAGGTGTCGGCGGTCCCACTGGTGGCAAGCGAGGTGTTCGTCTGCTTCGGCTGCGTCCCATCGGCATAGAAGATGTGGCCTGGCTCCGTGTCCTCGAAGGACTTCACCACGCTCACGTCATCCGTCCATCCCATCCAGTTTCCGGCAAGACAGTATGCCGTCTTCAGCGTTCCCGCCTTGGTGAGGGTGGCCCTGGTCAGCAGTCCTTTCATCGGGCCAAGCTGCCCGGAATCAAAGTCGCAGTTCTTGGCGACAACGGCGTTTTCTTTCGGGATAAGCCGGTCAGAGTACCGCGGCAATCGCGCCTTGAACTGCCTGATAGAAATGGGGGCTTTCAGGTCTGCCATCAATCCACCCAATCTTGATCGGCATCTTCAACATAGGCAGCTTCATCCATGTCGGGGAAGAGATTCTTCAGCTCCGCCAGATGCCCGGCGAAGATGCTCATGAATACGTTGAATTTCGCAAGGTCTCCATTGAGGATGCCGAAGATCTGCGCGGCGGCGTAGCTCCCAAGCAGCGGGACCGTGATGTGGTCCGGGACTACCGTCACTTGATCCGTGGTCAATGTGAGCGTGTCAGGGGCCAAGAACACGGCGACATCTATCGTTGCGTTGGTGGAGAGCTTCGGCCCGGCATGCAGGACATTCCCCGCGAGGAAACAGTCAGTCGGCTGCGGGTCCAAGAATGCCGATCTGCGCTTGGCGACGTAGGATTGCCACGAATCGTGGACCTTGACCGGCTCGCCGTCCCATTCGGCACTGAGAATTTTCTGCTTGATGCAGGTGGCAGGCATGGTGCCAGTGCAGGTTGAATAGCTGACGGTGACTTCCTCTTCCGAGATCGTCCCCGGCAGATCCACCCGGCCGGCGACATACTGCAAGCCCTGGTTGATGTACCTGGTGGCGTCCGCGCTGGTGTATTGAGCTGCGGAACAGACGGCGTTCACTTCCGCCAAAATTACACTGAGAGCAACACCCATCGGCCTACCTTCTTTTCTTTAGAGGAAGGGGACGGGCAACGAAGCCCGTCCCCTGGTTAAGTTAAGGGAATCGCTACTCCGTTAACTACTCTGCGGTGACGCCGGTGTGCTGGCAATGGGCCGCCCGATTCTTGCATACCAGGTTGCCGGACCAGCGGATAAATGCCACCTTCTTGTCGGGCATGTTTACCTCAGATGCCCACACCGGTTTGGTGAAGTTGAAATCCTCATGGGTCAGCATGTCCAGGAAGCGGGTATTCAGTGACACGATACCCGCAGACAGCTTGTTGTCCGAGACAACCGGCTGCCCGCCGAAGAGGATATTGTCGAACCCAGCCGCCGCCAGCTTGGAGTTGGTGAAGCGGGCATTCTGGGTAAGCGATGCCTCGAAGGCATCCTTGAGAGCCTCGGTCGCCAGGTACAGATCGGGCTTGCCCTCCATGTTGTCGTCGATGCTGGCGGTCCTGCGGATCTTCTGCATGACGGCGAAGCTGATGGCCTCGACAGTGGTGATCTTCTTGGCCGCCCACGGAGCCATGTCATCCTCCTGGATGGTCCCGTATGCCGTGGAGGTCGTAGTGTTGAACAGATCGGCCAGGCCGTTCATCTTGTTCTCGGTTCGTGCACCGTAGACATCGCCGCCCATGTCGGTGCGGATCTTCTTCTGCGCATTCTTCATTTTGCCATCAACCATATTGACGATGGCGGCCACGCCGCTATTCTGCTGCTGGTCATCCAGGTCAATGACGATGTTGGCGTAATATGCGGACCACGGGAACCGGGCCGCATTGTAGATGTTGGTTTTGGTGGTGGACAGCTCGGTGGCTGCGCCGTAGTTGCCACCAGCGGTGTGCGCGTACTCCAGGACAACACGAATCATCTGGCCACCGGGGATGGTTTTCCCCTTGGACAGAAGTTTGTGCAGCAGGACGTTTGACTTGGTGTAGATGTCGGTTGCCTGCTTCTCGACGTAATCGTCGGTGATTGCCTGAAGCTCGGTAAGTGAAAGTGCCATGGTATACCATCCTTATGGGTAAGATCAGCCTGCCCGCATCTTGGTGAGGACGGCGGCCATGCTTGACCGTCTCGCCTCCCCAGACACCGGGCCTTTGTTGGCTGGTGTTTGCCGTGCGTTTGAGCCGGGCCGTTGCAGCACCGTCTTGGTGCCTTCTGCGCCCTGGCGTAATTTGTCCTGAGTTGACAGCCCTTTGTCGAACGCCTCTTTCGAGGCAGCCTCAAGCGACTGTCCGGCCTGCATCGCCTTGAAAGCGAAGTAGGCGCTGAAATTATCGTGCATGGGATTTGACTGCTTGATCGCATCAAGGGAGCCGGACCCTACCAGCTCGTCAAAGTCCGCGTGGTTTTTCTTGAAATTCGTTACAATCTCTTCCTGCTTCTGTTTCTGGGTCATCTCGCCGATGTAGCTTGCCGCTTCCTTGCGCCCGAGATCCTTGGACAGCAGGGCCATCTGCTTCAAGCCGTCGGCCATCGAAATGTCACCTTCCTCCATGGCATTTGCGATTTCCGACACCTTGGCGTCGTAGTCGGGGTTGTCACTCCCGGCCTTGCTGCTTATCTCTGCAAATGATCGCTGCAGCTCGGCGACCTGTCCGGCCAGATCGGCGTTTGCTTTGCGAAGACCACCTAACTCCTGGCCCTGCTCGCCGAACTTTGAATTGAGCTGCGCATACCGCTCGGCGTAATCGTCGCCTGCCTTTCCCTTGTCGCCTTCTTCTTTACCACCCGCCTCTCCGGCCCCCTCGTCGTTGCCGACAATCGGTGTGGCATCAGAATCGGTCTGCAGGCCGTAAGTGTTGTTGTCCGCGCTCACATCATCGTAAGCGACAGACCCGGAAGGGATTGCTTCGTTTTCAGGTACTGACATTTCTTCGCCCTCTCTGCGGTGCCTTTGCTGGGGTGCCTTCTCAGGTCCAGGTCCGGAGTGTCCGCGTTAGGTTTATGGTTTAGCCAACCGGCACGATGTCGGGGTTGGCTCGTAAAAACTTATTGAGATCCGTCCGCGTCTCGATCTTCGGTGCACTCGGGTCTTGCAGGCTCCCGTTGAGAAGTCCGTCATTGATCCATGCTGCGTCATCCCTGAAGACAGCGGGACGGCTGATTATCTTAATCGCCACATCTCCGCATGCCGGGCACACGGTGGCAAACGGACGGTTGTGGATGCGGTGAACTTCTTCCGAGATCTTCCCGCAGCCCGCGCCCTGACACTCATATTCGTAGGTTGGCATCTGGTTCCGCCTTATACCGCTCTCACCACCAGGTAATTGACAACCGCATCATCCACACTCGATGCGTCATCGTTGCGGGTAATCGTCAGGGTGTTGGCGGTGCAAACTGCTTTCAACGAGGTGATCGGCGTGCCGGAATCGTCGCTCTGCAGGGTGACGAACGCCTTGTCGCCGGCCAGGATCTTGCCGTTGGTGATTACCTGGATACCGCCACCGGTGGCCATCTCCACCTCTCCGGCCGCGATGAATGAATTTGCCAATGGCTGACAACCTGCTGATCCTTTGATATTGCCCATGTTCTTCCCTCTCCGCGCTTTCCGCGCTTATTGATGCTGCTATTTCAGGTTGGAGCCGGGGCCGCCGACACGATGACGGCCCCGGCTCTTCGTTAAGTTTCTCGGTTACTGCGCTCCCTGCACCTGCTGCACGGCCTTGTCCGCCGCAGGCTTGACCGATGGCGGCACGGCTGCGCTCTTCTCTTCGCCTGGATTTGGTTTTCTGGTCTGCGGCTGCAGAAGGAGCTGCTTAAGCTGCACGGCTGTCTCCTCGCTCAGGCCAGCGTCGATAAGGATCTGCAAGGCCTGGTCAAGCTGACCTTCGCCCACCCGCTCAAGAACTCCCTTCCAGCCGGGGAAATTGAGAGCTTCGAGCAATGCCCGCCTGTCGATGACCCCCATCTTGTAAAGCTCAACCGCCTGCTCCCTGATCTGTACGCTTGTCCTGGCCACCGTTGACCCGGACTCAACCACGTATTGGAACTTCCGCCCGGCCAGCATGACGCCGATGATCTCCTGCGGCTGGTCGTCAAGCTCCACCAGCTCCTTGTCCACCCCGAAGTTCTGCAACATCGAGATGGCGAAACGTCCGCGCATCCTGACGAGGTAGTCAATCGCCCTGATCTTTGCCTGAATCATCACCTCGCCGCGCTCCTGCAGGGCCATGATCCCGGCTGCCGCAGTTACGCCGTTCGGTGCCTTTCCCCTGGCCGCATCCTCAATCTGGCAAATGCGGTCGAAAAACTGCAAGTAGTTGGAAAGCTGCTCGAACAGCACCCTCGGCGGGTTTGGAATCTGCAAATACCGAATCCCCTGCCCTGCGGTCCAGGTGGCTGGCTGCAGGATGAGGCCAGGCTTGTTGGTGATCTGCGAGAGCTTGATGCCGGTATCCTTGGGGACAATCAGCGGCGGCAGCAGTGCCAGCTTGCAATAGGCGTCAATCCTGGCGATCAGCTCATTAATCCTTTTGAGGATGTCGCCGACCTGCTCATGGACCGCATAGCCCCAGAACATGGACGAATCCTCGAAGGAGTCAGCCTTGCTGAAGGGAAAATGATCGTACAGGTAGGTTTCCTCGGCAGACCCCATCTCAAGCACCGCGGGGTTGACGTTGGGGTTGTAGCGGTCAACGAGGACGAACTTGCCTTCCCGTGCGATTGTCACCAGGCGAATGCCGCCAGGATAAACCGGCTGCTCGACCATGATCGGCTCACCGTTTTCATCCACTGCCGGGTTGCCATGCTCGTCAACCTTCGCCGGGACCAGCTCCGTGGAGTAGTCACGAACCCATACCTCGATGACAAGGGCCTCGCGGGGCCTGCCGTTGAGTCCCTCGGACGCCGACCGCCCGTGGCTGGTGAAATTGATCGGCAGGTTTCCCGATCCGGCGATTGCCGGCGTGGGCCTGTAGTCCTCCCGCTCACCGCCGAGAAGAGAGTAGTTGTCCTCCTCGCCCACATCCTCAACCTCGAAAATCCTCTCGATCTCATCAACCGGCATGGCGTAGGCATGGCAGAAGTACGGCATATCGTCGATGTTGGCGAATACGCCAGGGGCCGGGAAGGTGCTGAATAGATCGCAGACCACAACATCAGGGGTCTTGCGCTTTGCATCCCACACGGCCTTTTCAATGGTGGACCCGAACGTTTCCATATTCTGGGCGGACGTGGTAAGCGATGCTCCTTGCTCTGTGTCCGAGTACCACTTCTTGGTCCAGTTGGTCATGAGCACGTCGGCCTGATCGTCGGAGCCGTCCATGGAGACAACCTCAGCCGTGGGCCTGCGGGCCGTGATGTTGGCCACCGTGCGCTGAATGTTGGCGATCAGCAGGTTGACGACGTTCTTGTGTCGATTTGCCCGGCTTCTCCCGGAGTTCCACAACGCCCCACGGAACAGGCGATACCCTTCCATCCATCGATCAGGCATCAGCTGGTATTCCCGCCAGGCTACTGAGTTTTGAAAAAGCTTATAGAAAAACTCGCCGACATCAGGATGGCCGGCCGGGGGGATTTCCCCAAGGTTCCAGCCCTTCGGCGGCGGGGAAACCATCCCGCTCTCCGCCTGGCCCATCTCGTCGATGCTGATCTGCTCAACCCTCACATCGTCTTCGGTCATCAGGCCCCTCCCTCTCTGTGCCGTTCAACCTTCACCCTGCCGTTTGCCATGACATACGGCGATTCGCAGTATGGGCAAATCAAATCGCCAGGCACGGCGGCCGGGTGGAACTCTGGCCACCCGTTCCGCTTGATCTCCGGCTTCAGCCGGAACATGCGGCCTTCCGGCGTCTTCTTCGGGCGGTAATCCCTGGTGGTGACATGGTAGCGGCCTTTGCAGCCTGGGCATACGGTGTCCATGTCCTATAGCTCCTGCGTCGTGATGATTTTTTCTTCCACCTCGACGCCTCTCGCCACCAGCTCACCCATTATTCCGGTAAGGACGGTGGTGATGCCTTTGGCCATGCTCTTCTGTCCAGCGACCAACGGGACGAATGGCGCATTGGTCAAGATGATGATTTTGTCAACCGGCTTGCCCTCTTTATTCCTTTCCAGCCACTTCCTGATTGCTCTTGGCACTGTCACGCCCTCGACGACATCAACAGCCGCATCATCGAACCAGAGGCTAGCTGCCTCGCTTGATTCGCTCCATCCAAGCGGTATCAGATCGTCGGTGTGGCGGACGTTACCAGGAAGAGTTTCGGAAAATGTCGTCTTGCCGGATTTCGGCGCACCTGTAATCGCTATTCTCATTTCGCACTTCCCTTGGCCAGGAGGTCGGCCATGAATCGTCGGTTGTGCTCCTCATGGAGCTGGGCGGCCACATCAACCTCTTCCTCTTCATCCTGCGGGTCATCGAAGGAGGAAGCCCCTTGCACATCTGCATAGCCGACGCTGCCACTCGTTGGAGTCAGCAGCGGCGCACCGTCACGTTTTGTCTTGTAGACCAGCAAGCCGGCAACCACGGCACCGGCCAGGGCCAGCAGCCCGCCGACGAGCACCGCAACAATCAGCATCCATCCTGTAATCATCAATCGTAATCTCCTGTTGGGTCCATAATCACGGCCATGTTGCCTCCGTCCTGCATCTGACCGGTAATGATCGCCCAATCGCGCTCTGCTTCGGTCATCTGGTCTTCCGGGACAACGGAGTCCATACCAGTCACCGGGACGGCGAATGTCAGGGCCAGGGAATCCCCGTAGTCCGGGGACCGCTTCAGCCGCTTCTTGATCAAGTCTTTCTTTTCCAGCAGCAGCCTGTCCTTGTCATCCACCCCATGGCCGATGACGGACAGATCCATCTTGAGCTTGCCGTGATCGGGGATGGAGCCATTGGCCGTGAGCCACAACCGGCAGAGGTCGTACATCTCAGCGCGGCGGTTGGCATACTTGATGGGGTCAAGAGCAGCCTCGCCGAACTTGACGCCCATCACATCGAAGCCCATCATCTGCAGGGCCGCTATGACGCCGGTGCCATAGCCGTAGTCGATGTTGACCTGGTCGGGCTTCAGTTCCTGAATTACCTTGGCCACTCTGGCAGCCATCACCATGTCGTCGCTGGCTGGGGCAATCTCGATAGGCGGATAGGAATGATCGCCCTGGCGCAGAGTGCAGACCGTTGGATCTCCGGACCAGCCCACATCGACCCCGAGAATCTTCGGCATGCTTCGGTAGGCCGTGAACGGGATGGTGCGCTTGATGGCGGCAGCGATGACAATGGCGGAAATCAGGACAGAGTCATCGATATCCATGAACTTGCCGTTGATCTCCTGTTCTACGATCTCTTCCGTCATCTCGGCCACCATCTCATCGATGTCCGATTTCCCGACAAGCGGGTTGTCGTAGGTTGTGAAATGGAAAACGTCGTGCTCAGGATTCTGCATGGCCTTGCACACCAGCTCGTAATACTTGTGCGGCTCACCCTTGAACCGCTTACCCTTGGGTGTGCCGCCGATGATTGCCACGCTCTTGGGATTGTCCAGGAGCATGGGGCGGACAGCGTTGTCCCACAGGTACGCGTTGCGAAGGATGATGCCAGCCTCGTTGAGTATGATGAGGTCGTAGCCGAATCCCTCCCAGTTTTCCGGGCGGTCGGCAGAACGGAAATCACAGGTGCGCTCGTTGATGACGAGCATCCGCTCCTGTTTCTTCCACTGCCAGCAGCCTTCCGGGAGCTGCTTGAGGATCGGCATGAAATACCGATCCATGTACTTGTCGATGTTGCTGGCGATGGTGTCGCCCCACATGCAGCGGGCGAACGTCCCGTCAAACAGCCACTCGCAAACCGCTTGAGCCGCTCCCCTGGTGAATCCCAGGCGGCGGCCCTTGTGAACGAGGCGGCGGCGGCTTTCGCTCTCAAAGAATACCTTGTGCTGCCACGGCAGGTAGGCGATATCGACTGGGTAAGATTTGGCCATTACCTAACACTTCTCCATCATGGTATCCACCGCCGGGCGCATTGTCATCCGCGCCTTGGCATTGTTGGCTTTCCGAAAACAGCCGAAAACGAGAAATGCTCCATCAGCCACGGATAATCCTCCGGGTGAAAACAACCTCGACAGCACCATCCACTTCCAGCTTGTCGCTGAAAAGCTTGATGTGCTTACCCAACAGTTCACACCCTTTCATCACAGAGCTTGGGTCGAACTTCCATTCCCCTGTCGGGTTTCCCTCGCGGTCAAAGACCTGCATCCCCTGTCTGCATCGCTCCACGGTGTCTTTGATCGTCCCGAGGACATATTCCGCCGTAATCTCTGTTTTCTCGGACCTTTTTGCCATCAATCGCTGAATTTCGGCCTGAATGTCGGCAATCGTCAACAAACGCTGCCCTTGAGATCTCGCAGTTTTTATGCTGTACCCTGTCCTGATTGCCGCCTGCGTAGCGTTTAAATCACATAAATATTCCTCCACAAATCGTCGTTGTTTCAGGGTGAGTTCTCTCGTTGTGCTCTTTTTATCGCTCATAGCCTGGTATGTTACCTGCTCAAGCCGTAAAAATTAAACAAAATAATCACGGCGATAACGAGATGTTAGCGCAGCACGTTAATTTATTTTTAATTTCGCGTTATTTTGTATTGACGTATTAACTCTGGATGAGTAATATTACATCAAGACCAGGGCAGCCGGGGACGGCAGAGAGAAACCAAAACAGCGAGGAGACGAACATGAAGGCGATAGAAGGCAGAACAGAAAACAGGGAAGAGTGGCTTTGCACCTGCGCAGAAGCGGCCGCGCTCATCAAGAAGGCTCCTAAAGGCAGCCGGTTCCTAATCCATATCAGGATCGACACCCCTATCATCGATGAGGAAGAAAAATTCTTCCGCTCCGGTGCCAGCGCCTTCACCACAGTTTCCCGCAAAGAGGCAATCAGGATCGTGACAGGATCGATAACAAGCACGCTGGAAGGCCGTGGAGCCAGGTTGCCGATCAGGAGCTACAGCTTCACGTCCCACCCAAATACAAAAATCTACTGGATCGGTTGAGGAGGGAATCAATGATTAGAATACACAACTTTGAAACGACAGCGGATGCGTATGACGCAACGCAGTGCGACCCTGAGGTGAAAAAAGGCGACATCCTGATTATCGAAAGTGAGCGCGTCATCGGGATAGCCGACACCTGGCCGGTAGCCGTGACGAGAGAGCACGGGGCATTGCATTGGATTTTAAAAGGGCGGGCCGGACTGTGCTCGGAGATCGAGGACATCGCAGGTGGCCGCGAGTACGAAAAGAAGTTCCGCCCGGTAGAAAACCCTGAAGAAATCTTCCTCGCCGTAGAAATCGCCCTCGGCATGAGCAGGATATGGGGGTGGTGGTAATGACCTACATCCTCCCCACAATCGGAATAGTGCTGGCAATCGGAATAATAGCCCTGGCCATCAAGGTGGCCAAAGGAGGATGATCATGGCAACACCACAGGATGAAATCTACATCGTAGTCAGGGAAAGCGAAGGGAAAGAATGGATTGACCTCACATCATGGGGATATGTAGAGCTGACAGCGCGAAATAGCGCAGACAATGTTGACGGCACTATTCCGCAGTGGGCCAAGAAAAACCCGATAGTACGCATCGCAAAATTCAAACTGGTCGAGATCAAACCATGAAAACCATCATCATGAATCTGGCAATCATAGCCCTTATCTATTGCGCGGGGTTCGCGTGGTTGATACAATTGGCCGAAACTGTAGGCAGATAACCATCACAGGAGACAATCATGACAAATCTCAGGATTCATAAATGCGGCAGGATAGATATAGTTTCAAGTGGATACGAAGACAGGTTCGCCATGTCTACAACATGGGTGATCTTTGAAAAAAATGACATCAGATATAGAATTGACGGGGATAACTTTCAACACATTGCTGCCTATGTAGAGCTGGCAGGCATCCAGGCAGACACTGTGACCGCCGAGAAATACGCTGAAATAGCAGAAAAAATACACAGTATCCCATGGAAAATGAGCGCCACATATCGAGATGGGTTCACAACCGGGTCCATCACCACCACACCAGACCGCATCAACGCGGGCATAAAAATGGCTACAGGGTTTACAGGTCTCAACGAGGTTGGCATTAGCAGGGCCACAGAGATAGCGAATACCCTTTCACACAACGAATGGCTGGTAATCCGTACTGGCCTGGAGAAAATCAACAAATTACACACAGAAATAGGCAAACCTGTTGTCTGTTTCACAATCCCCGATGAGAAACAATCATGACAATCATCATAGTAAGAGGCGGATCTGTAAAACTGTCATTTCCTCGCGTTGATACCAAACCTGACGGGACTATCTGGATAAATGGATCCCCGCTGCTCGGGATTGAAGACCCGGCAGACAAGGCCAAAGCGCTCAAGGCAGTGACGGCAAAGCGTTTTGGCGATATCGACCCTAAATATTTCACCCGCATGGGAGAAAACCCCAACGGCTTGTGGGCTGGTACGGTCGAAGAATGGCAGAAGCACCCGGACAAGCTGAAAGCTGACGAGCAAGCAGCAGTCGAGAAAAAAGAGCAAGAGAAGATTGTAACAGTCTATCTTTCTTCCCGTGGATGGGGCGATTATTCCCCGTGTGAATGGCGCGGCGATATTACCAGGCCAGATAATGAGATCCTGGCGGAATGCCGGCACGCCCTGGACAGCGGCCATGATGTTGACAAACATGATCAGACCGACGAGCAGTTGCTTGACCTCATCAGCAAGGCTAAAAACAAGTGGATCAGCGCCCCGGCCAGAAAAGCAGCACGGGAAAAAGCAGAAGCTGAAGACATCCAGCGAAAAATTGATTCTGGATTTTGCTTTGCCTGCGAGACGTGGTGCCATGGGGATTGTGGCCATTACTCCATCGACCCCATGGTAAAAATGCGGCGCGATTTGAAAACAGCACAGGCCGAAGAGAATTACGGCATCAACGAGGGGTGACATGCCAAACGACAAACCAAAAACAGGCCGTCCGCGCGGCACCACCCGGCAGAGCAACCCGCAGAGAATCCCGTTCTGCTGCCGGCTGTCGAAGGAGGCGATCTCCTGGCTCCGCGAGCACGGGGATCAGGGGCGGACAATAGAGAAGGCTATTCGGCAGTACCGTGGGCTGCCGGAATAGCCCGCCGCCGAATGGGAGCACGGCCAAGCGGCCCGTGCTCCCATTTCGATTATCCAGCTCTCCTCCCTCCCTGATTATCTCTGTCGGTCATCTCGGCGGCCGCCACATGCCGCTGTCCACCCCACGCCGCAAAAGCGAGAGCAACTCAGCGGCAATCATCGGCGCAATCTCTTTTTCAATCTCATACGCAGGCCTGGCCATCAACGCACTTACCGAAAGCATGTAGGCCGAATGGCCCTCTCCATCGCCGTACTGGAGATGGATCGCGGCCTTCATCTCTTCCCTGTGCTCTTGCAGGTAGATATCCAGGGCGTGCACATCGACAAAGCCGGAGCTGAACACATTCGGCACCATGCCACCTCGCACGGGGAAACATTCTCTTTCCCTGTCTATCGGCATTCTGCGCGTCATCTGCTTCCCGCCCTGACGATGGATAAATTCCCTCGGCGGCAGGCAGGCAGATCCCGTGCATATTTTCTCGATAATTTCGACGATGCTTCTTGCCTGCGCTTTCAGGTATGCGCGGGTACGCTCCGAATCTTCCAGTCTTGCGCGCTCTGTCTTGTTCTCTATTTTCAGCCGGGATATCTCTTCCCGGTGCCGCCGCTTTTGGTTTCTTCCGTATCGTTTTGACATTTATTTTTCCTTATGGCCGCCAACCAACATCTCCGCTATTCTCGGCGCGGTCCTCTGCGCGTAGCTCAAGGCAACGTCCAAACTCATACAACGAGCGGCATTGCACCCAGCGGCATACGCGTCACGCAGTGCCAGCTCCAAGGCCCCGCGCTTATCATCAGGCCAATCAGTATGTTTTTTTGCCATCAGCTCATCCTTGGTCATGGTTCTTGTCTCCTCCCGTACAAAATTGAGAGCGGCCCCACTCCAACAGCCACCGGGCATCGCTCTCGTTATCGTCAATCGGCTCCCGGCCCCACTTCGCCCGGTAAGCCGCCATCATCTCCACCTTGCTGGCGTTCCCTTTGCCTGTGGCAAACAATTTCAGCGTCGAAGATGGGCAATCAGCATACTCGATGCCCATCTTCTCGGCGGTCCCGGCCAAGTAGGCCAGCATCCCGTTCAGCACCTCGTTGGCTGCCCGGCCCCTAGCGTGAGGCCGCTCGTAGACAATCACGCGGGGTGAGACGCTCCGGCAGATCTCCGACAGCCAGGCCTCGAACCGGATGAAGATCATCCCCCGGCTGTCTCCCGCCCGCTTCCGGAAATTCTCCACGCCGGACGTGGCCACACCAGACGGCCCGGATGTCGCCCACCCTGTTTTCGTCGCCATGTCTAGGGCGAGAATTGTGTTCATAGCCATCAGAAGGGGACTTCATCGCTGAATCCAGAGTCTTCCGGCATCGGCGGCTCTTCCCGGCTCCCTCCCGCGCCATCTCCGCCCTTCGAGCCAAGCATCTTCATCTCCTTGGCCACGATCTCCGTGGTGTATCGCTTATTGCCGTCCTTGTCCTCCCACTGGCGGGTCTGGATGCGGCCTTCGATGTAGACCTTGGAGCCTTTGCCTAAATATTCCCCGCACACTTCGGCCAGCCTGGCAAATGCTGACACCCGGTGCCACTCTGTTTTTTCCTGCGCCTGGCCGTCCTTGTCTTTCCATTTCTCCGTGGTAGCCACATTGAAGTTGGCTATCGCCGTTCCGCTCTGGGTGTAGCGCACGTCCACATCTCCACCTAAATTCCCGATAATGATTGCCTTGTTTACCATAACTCCCTCTTTGTTTATGGCTCAAATCGTGCCATGTTTTATTTATAGCTCACTGCCCAATCCAGAAGGCAAGGGACAGTGAGCTCCTCTCTCCGTTAAACCGGCTTCTCCATCCCGGCCAGCTCCGCCATACTCCCCAGCCGCATATCGACAAAGGTGGAGAGTACTTCAATGCCGTTCATCAGGCTGTGCTTGATAAAGCCGTTGCCGCGCAGTGAGTTGTCGCTGCCGGCGTCGTCTTCATCTTCCAGGATTTTTTCTAAAACCTTGCCAATGCCCATCATGGCAGTATTGGCCCGGTTCAGGTCTTCGATAATCAACTTGAGGTCGTTGGACTTGATCATGCCGTTGCCCCCTGCGCGAAAACCTGAGCGAGCTTGGCAAGGCCTTTCGGGGTAATTAAGACGTGCTCGGTTATTTTCTTGGTGCCGTCACCTCTCGTTACCTCAGTGACTTTGTGCTCAACAAGGCCTTGCTGCACCTTGTCCTGATACCCAAGCCACCCTTTGCCGCCAGCCCGACGATAAATCCACTTGGCAACCCCGGAAAGATACGGGAAGAGGACAACTTGCGGCTGCACCTGCAGAACCTTGGCCGCGTCGGTGATACACATGGAAGATGCTGTAGCTGTAGCAATCAGGTCAAGGGCCGTGGCCTTGGGCAGGAGGATTTTCTTTTCCTCCTCAAGGTCAAGCACTTTGGTGGTGTAGGTCAGCAGCAGGCCGCGCATGGCTGCAGGATCGTTAAGGTAGGCCATCGGGTCAATGGTTTGCTTGGCTTGGCGCTCGCAAGCCAGGAAGTACAAACGGGCCTCTTTGCCCTTGTCGTTGCGCTCGACCATGGACAGTTCTTTGGCCATGTCCAGGGTCAGGTGGTATTCGGTAATCTTCTGCGCCCTGGCTTTTGGGCTTCCCGAAGTTGGGGTGCTCAAGTCTTCCACAACTACGAAGTCTTGCCCTTCGGCAAAGCCGAACTGCCCAATGCGGTCTTTGACCCAATCTGTAAACTTCTTTCCAATCTCAAGGAAGGCGTGAAGGTCTCGGGCGTTTACCGTGTTGGCCTGCTGGCCGTCAATCTGGTCTTTGGTGATGGGGATTAATGCAGTGGTGGGAATATTGACGTTGCTCATTGGTCTACCTCCGTATAGGAAGGTTGATAAGACCCAGCTTTCGCCGTCAAAACGAAAAATGGGCAGGAAGAGGGGATTGACGTGCCGCTATACGGAGCGGTGAACCTTGCGGTTCTCCCCCCAACCTGCCCAAAGAGAGCAAGAATGGATGCGGGCAAAAAAATACCCCCTTGAATAATCTTGGAGGTGGTTTTCTTTCCCACCGTATACCTGGACGTCAACCCAGTACGCAGTATATCTGCTGCGTTGGCGTCACGATAGTTTATGCTCTGCGACTTTGTCAACATAAAATTTCCTTTGCGCGGCACTTATTGCATCGCCAAATCGGCGAATGTCGTTATTTTATCCAACCAGGCCATCTCTACTATCCCGGTCGGCCCTTTTCGCTGCTTGCTTATCTCGATCTCCGCTATTCCCCTCCTTGGGTTGTCGTGGGCCTTGTTATAAACCTCGTCCCGGTAAATAAACATGATGACATCGGCATCCTGCTCGATTGATCCGGAATCCCGGAGATCGGACATCATCGGCCTCTTGTTGGGCCTGGCCTCCAGGCTCCTGTTGAGCTGGGAAAGCGCCAGCACCGGAATGTCCAGCTCCTTCGCCAGGGCCTTCAGCGCCCCGGAGATCTGGCTGATTTCCCGCTCCCGGCTCTCTGCCTTGTCCCGCATGAGCTGCATGTAGTCGATGACGATCAGCGACAAGCCTGGGTGGCGCACCATAAGTTTACGGGCCTTTGACCGGATCTGCATCGGCGTCAGGGCCGGGCTGTCGTCGATGTGGATATCAAGGCCCGCCACCTTCTCCGCCGCCGCTTGCAGCCTCGGCCAGTCCTCAGTCCGGACATATCCTTTCCGCACAGAGCTCGCGTCAACATGGGCCATCGACGTGATCATCCTCTGGACCAGCTGGCCCTTTGACATCTCCATCGAAAACACCCCGACACATTTCCCCTCAGCCACGGCCACGTTCGTCACGATGTTCATGGCCAGTGCTGTTTTGCCCATGCTCGGGCGGCCGGCCAAGATAATCAGGTCTGCCGGGTGCAGGCCGGCCAGCTTGCTATCCAGATCGGCGAACCCTGTGGCAACACCGGTGATGGGGTCGCCGGTCTGCGATTTCTCCACAACCCCAGCGAACACGCCAGGGGCCAGCACCTTGACAGACTCAAATTCTCCGGCCCTCTTCGTTCCCCCTACCGAAATCTCAAAAAATGAACGCTCGGCAAACTCCAGCACATCGGCTGCGATGGCCGGGCCATACGATTGCTCGACTACCTGCTCGCCGGCAACGATCAGCCGCCGCAGGATGGCAGCATCAACCACCTGCTTGGCGTGGTATTTCACCATGGCCCCGGCAGCCGGGCAGTCAGTGAGCTGCGCGACATATGCCGGGCCGCCCACCGTATCGATATCCCCGGCTAACCTTAGCTGATTACAGACGGTGATCATATCCACCGGGCTGTTGCTCTCCGACAATGCGAGGATGGCCGTATAGATGGCCTGGTTCGCCGGGAAATAAAAACAATCTGGCGTCAAATCGACATCAATCTCAAACAGCAGATCTTCGCGCTGCAGCAAGGCGCCAAGCACATGCTGCTCGCTGTCCTGGTTGTGGGGCGGGATTCTACTCATGCGCCGCCTCGCTGAAGGTATCGCATCCTTCAGCAGAAGATGCTCTCACCTTCCCCCTCTTTTCGGCGCATCGCTTCTCCAGCCAATAGCATTGCCCGCAGGTCAGGACCGGCACTTTTACCGCAGCGGCCGCTTTCGGCTGCGGGGCCTCCTGCAAGTAGCCGGGGAATTTCTGTTTTCCGAAAAGTGTCTCCGGACGATAAAACTTAGGGTTTGCCTGAAAATATTCATCCTGCAGCTTCGCGTCGATCACTCGCCGGCAATCATCGACCGTGTACCCTTCGCCGAATCTACCAAGGATTGAAAGCCTACTGCTCTCTGAAAATTTGAAAGACTTTCCGCATTTCTCGTTGAGATACCCGATGACCTCATCAGCCTCGGCTCTGAGCTTTTCTTTTTTTGCTTTTTTTCCAGCACTCACATCAGGGGCGGGAGCCCCCTGTTCTTGTTCTTGTTCTTGTTCTTGTTCTTGTTCTTGTATTGGGTATGGTTTGGGTATACGTTCCAGGAACGTTTGGTGTAACGTTTCGGGAAGGTATGTTAAGTTATTGTAAAAACGATTAAAAAACACATTTGACGGCACGTCGTGAACGTCCTTTAAATTGCCTAAAAGAACGTTGCGATTCTCCGGCACATTGTACTTCCACCAGGTGTCAATATAGAGCACCCTGGCACCTTTATCGAACCCCCAGCCAAGGGCTTGGCAAACGTTCTCGAAACGTTCCCGAAACGTTTCGGGAACCATACCCAAGTCTTCGGCTGCCAAAGCTGGCGAGAAAAGGAATATCCCTATCCGGTTGGCTTGGGCAGTGAAAACGTAGAGCGTCACCAGCTTTTCATCCCTTGTCATTTTAAAAATCTTCTCGTCTTTCCAAAATCTCGGGTCAACTTTTCTGTATTTTTCAGCCATCGAGACAATCCTATTATCTTGAAAGATGTGGGGAGGCAGCAGCTTCAAAGCTTTCGCTCCACCCTGCCCCATTCAGCTCCGCTTGTTCCGCATCTACACCTACTATTTTCCCACAAACTCGATATACGGGATCTGCGAGTTTACGATAGCCTCAAGGATGGCCTCGGCCAGATCTACATCTTTCTCCATGGCTATCTCCAGCACCGCATACATGGCAGCCATGGCCTCTTCCTTGCGGTCGGAGTCTTCGACTTCATCGGCCGCTGATGCTACGCAAATGTTGTCAGCTGAGATTTCCCAGCACTCAATGACCGCTGGAGTGGTATTGCTTTCGTTGTTGCACGGGTAAGCTTCTTCCGTCTCATTGTCCGCATCGTCCTGGTTAAAATACAGACTGCCAGAATAAATTGGCTCAGGATCTTTCACCTTGATCTCGTCTTTCGGCGTAATCTTGATGTTGGCATTTGAGCAGCCCAGAGTCATGGAGTAATCTACCCATACGAATTCCTGATTCTCGTTCTCTTCAACAGGGCCGTTTAAATCGTCGCTGTGAGGTTTCCCGGCCTCCTGGCTGTCGGCGTCCGCAATATCCTTGTTCAAGGCAACCACCGTCTTTTCTGCCTCAATGGCGGCCCGTTCCGCCGCAAGTTTCGCCTTCTCTTCCTCCTGCGCTTTCTTTTCGTCGGCGAGGCGCTTTTTCTCGGCGGCAAGCTCTGCTTTCTCCTGAGCAAGACGCGCTTCCTCTTTCTCCTGGGCTACGGCCCTGGCCCGCATGGAGAAGAGCAGCTCCAGCGTGCTTTCTTTCGCGGCCTGTGCGACCTCCTCGAATGGGGCGAACTCCTCCGCCGTGATCTGGACAGCCTCGGTAATGGCGATCTGCGCCATGATCTCGGCTGCTGCTTTCCCGTAGGCGCCGTTGACCACCTGGCGCATCACGCTGATTTTTTCCATAACCAGAGTCCTGCGCTCTTCCTCCATCCGCTTCTTCTCGGCCCGCTCCGCAGCCTTCTCATCGTCAATAACCTGTTTGGCGTCCTTGAGCGGTGTTTCCAGGCTGACGATCTCCCCGATGATCCGCTTGGCTGTTTCGTCAACATTGCGCTTAAACTCCTTGCGCCTCTTCTCCACCCGCACCCTGACGGTACGCAATTCGAATAGCCCGGTCCTGGCCAGCTCGTACCCGTCTTTGGTGCGGCAGTCAGGCACCTCGGTATATTTGCTCTTCAGCTCGGCAAGGGCTGTTTCCGTCACGCTCAAGTTAGCCACGGGGAACTCGCCCTGGCCGCCATCGTCCTCGCCAATATCAATTACCTGCGCTTCTTCTTGCATCGTTGCATCTCCATATATTCGTTTAATAATTCGATTATTTTTATTAATGGTTCCACGCATGCCTGGTTGAAAAAATCTTCCTGACCAATCCGGTGAACTCCGGGGACATGGCATGTCTCTGAGCACAGGGGAAGGAGCCACGCATCATCCGGCTTCTGCCCCATGCCGCTGTTTGTCGCTGTCCGGTGGTGGTGCGGCTCTGATGGTCCAGGGCGCCCGCAGGCCGCACACGGCTTGCGGCGGATGAAATCTCGGTAATCGTCATTTTTTGCCGGCATTGTCCCACCCGCACAGGTCGCATTTCCCGGAAGAGACAGCGGCGCTCCCATTTTGCCTGCCGTTCTTGTCGCAGGCGAAGCACTGCAGGAGGTAAAAAACCCCGTCCTGGCTGTAAAAGTTTGGGAACCGGTCATTGATATGCTTACGCTCTTCAACCTTCAGTCTTCCGTCTCCCGTCGTTAATGTTTCCCAGACCATCTATATTTCCTCCGGCATTATTTCTATCATGGCCTGTACTTGCTCCGGGCTCATGCCGCCCATGTATTCCTCGCCGATATGGCGGCACAGGCCCTTGACTGTTTCCTCAAATTCACCTTGTTCCATGCGCTCAAACGATAGAGAGTGGGGCAACCGCTGCTCGACAAATCCAACCTTGGGGATTTTCAGGATGATGATTTCACACCCGATCCCGCTTTCGGCCTGCAACGTTTTCAGGACCAGGTGCGGATCTGTATATTGCCTGAACCTCTCGACATTCTGAATCACCAGCTGCGCGATCTTATGCGCGTACCGGTGATACCATGGCAGGCGCGGCTTGGTCGCGCTGATTAACAGGATATCGCCGACCTTGTAACCCTTGGCGTTCAACCTGCCGGCGACATAGCTGTTCTCCGGAGCTATCCCGCCCTTGATGACCTTCATCAAAAAACGTTCCGGCCTCTTTTTCGTTGCCGCCATTTACGCCGCACCTTTGGTTATCCATCCGGCCGCCTCAGCCAGGTCTCGGTTGTATTTTTTAATCTGCACGATGCCTTTTTCACCGAGGTCAGCCCGAATGGAAGGCGCATTTTCCGTGAAGATCCTGGTCAGGTCTTTGAGGTCTTTCGCGACATCCATGATCTGGATGTAGTCGCCGATCTCTTTTTTCTGCACATCAGGTGGAGTCTGGACAGGCTCTCTCTTTTCCGGTTCCGCCCCTGAATTCAGCCACGCGGCCAGGGCCTCGCCGGTTTCCTCGGTAGGCTTGAACCAGCTATCGACCGGAAAGAGCTTGGTCCGGTCCTTGTCGCCGCAGGCCATGTGAGAGATGTCCATCTTCAAAACGACGGTGAACTCATAATCAAGGCCCTCACGCTGCTGCGCCTGCATCCCCAGCTTCTTCGGCACCTGCTTCCCCTTGTCGTTTTGCTCCAGGGCATAGGCTTGCTTGCTGCGGATGGTGGCGATGATGTGGCAATCGGCGTTCAGCATGGCGTTAACGAATTCGTTGTGTCTGGGCGTCACTTTTTGCCACGCCGTAAATTCGTTGCCAGGCGTACCGCTCTTGATATCAAGGATACCGCCATCGCCGGCCCATTCGTGGGTTATGCTATCGACGATGAGGCAATCGTAGCCGGCAGCGGCAGCCTCCTTGATGAGCTTGGTATATTTCTCCGGGGTGTACGGCTCGGTCAGGGGCGCATGGTCGAAAGCGAATTCATCGGCATAGAGCCTGGCGCTATCCTTTTCCGTGTCGATGACGGCAATTTTCCCGGTAGGGCCGACAAGGCCCCTGGCTATCCTGAGGGCTGAATATGTTTTACCGCTACCGCTCGGACCTTCAATCGCTATCCTGGCCTTCAGCTTCGTCTTGATCGCCGGTTTAAACATGCTCCACCTTCCCCCGCCGCTCCATCAGGCCCTTGTAAATTTCGTTGCGGAATAATGTCTCAACGGCCTCGATCTCCGGCACCCTGGTGACGGTGAAAATCTCGTTGCCGACGATCATCTGGGAAATCTCGACATCGCTCTCGCAATACGGCCGTCCTTTGATGACGCACCGCGCTTCCCGCCCGTCTGGGAGGGTAACTTTGATAATCTCTGCTCTTTCCGGTGTCATATGTTGTGCTCCTTTTGGTACTCAGATTTTCCTGACGCCAGCTTCTTTCGTCAGGGTGTTCATGGTCGCGTGGTAATCGGCACTCCACTCGTCATGCCGTTTTGCCCGCTCTTCATTGCTTATGCCGGACCATTTCTCCGGACGGCCGTACTTCTTGAAGATTTTCTTATCCGCGCATTTCGCCGCTGTTGCGATGTGCTTGTTTATTTCCTCAGAGTAGGCATGGTCCACCAGCCTCTCTTCAACAGCGGCTATTGCCTGCTTATCGATGCTAACCTCTATCATCCCTATTCCCCCAGTGGTCCCGGTGATATTCTTCTGTCGCGAGACGGTTTATTTCATCCTCGAACTCGCCGAGTATCCAGTCATAAACCGCACGAAGTTCTGGAGTGATCGCATCGAGACGCGACACCACGAATTCCCCGTCCTTCTCCGCCAACCCAGTCTGCGGCTCGCCTGGCTCCATCGGGTGATAATGTCCGATGGCAACCAATGATATGCCGCGCAGGTCTATGTGAACGATCTCTTGCATTGAATCCTTGACTTGCCCGTCATCGGGCTGTATTTTGTATTTTTTGATTGTTGTGAATTGGCCAAGCCGTGATGGGCTCGGCGTGAAGCCCGCCTCTGGGAAAGAGGCGGGCTTCTTTTATTAGAAACTGCCCATCCTTAGAAACTTCCCAACAATACGGGCCTGTTCGTTTTTTCCCGCACCATACCTACCGCCGTGGTAAACACGTCTTCTTCCACCTTCTCGGGGTTTAACAGGTCGAACCACATAAGCAGCTGGCCGTTGTCGTGAATGCGGTATCTCAGGCGAGCCTTAATCTTGTATGCATCAAAGCCGCGGTACGGGGAGATGCCGATGATGAACTCTTCCGGGATCTCAATCTGCCCCTTGGCTGTCGTGCCCTTGATCTCTTCATTGTAGGCGAACACATGGGCGCCGTTGTCCAGCCTGATGGCTGACGCGAACTCAACCTTTTTCTTGGCGACCAGGTTGCGGGAAACCTCAAGGATAGTGGCGGAATCAGGCTCGATGATGTCTATGAGGTTGTCTTCGATGAAGGTGGCGAATTCCACCTGGCTCATGGCCTTCTTGTCTTTGCCGGTCCACCGTCTCCACTCCATGGTCTGCTGCAGGGAGAACGTGCAGGTGTGATCTTTCCAGCCGGGCGCAAAGCTGCTCGCATGGTAATCAAGCACCGTCACAATTTTCTTTTTGTCATAATCGGCAAAAATAATGCTGGACCCGGAGCTGAACTGCTCCCAATAATCAAGCAGACTCTGCACATCGTCCACATTGACGTGCCCCGCGCATCTGGCCGGGGTGTCCGCGAATTCCTTCAGTGATTTAAGCGTTGCCCCCTCGGGGACAATGGCATACTGCATCCTCGGCATTGTTACGGTTTGGACCGGCCCGAGTGACATGCCTGCGTTCAGCACAGCAGCCATTTCATTGCAACAATCTTTTCCTTCAATCATTTTGCATTTACCTCCTTGAGTTGAGTAATTTTCGCCCCAGGCACAACTTCCTTCATCTCCTCGATCCGTATCTGCCTGGTAACGCCTTCGCGCTCCAGGTTGTTCCCCGGCGTGACGAACATGAATGTCGGCTGCTTTGTTGCTTCCGGCTTGCTCACCTTGATTGCGTCCGTGATGAGCACCTGGCTGCTGCCCTCCGGCTTTACCTTGATGGTGAGGGTGAGCGTCCCAACCTTCCCGTGTTTTGCCACCGCCTCAGTCAGCAGGTTAAGCCCTTCCGACAGTTCCTGGTGACAATTCCCATGCCTCAGATCCGTGATGAAATCAGAGAAGTCCCGTGGTGTTTCATTTGTTTGCATCTTTGCTCCTTGACTGTTGTGAGTACGGCAGCAGTCTTTCAGCTCTGCTCGAATGCCGCAATCTGTTTAATGCCTTTTTCTCTAACTGGCGCACATACTCCCTCGATACACAGAGGACCGCGCCGCATTCCCCTAGGGATAATCCTTCTAAAAACCGCATTCTGATCACCTGCGATTCTCTCTTGCTGAGTGTGTCGATGACGGCAGACAGCACCACTGCCATTTCGGCCATCTCATACTCGCCGGCCGGGTCCACATAGCTCAACGTGCCGCTGCTCACGGTCATGGTCAGCAACGATTCGTCATCAATTTTCGGGGTCATGCCGCAGAAATAGGAAGGGAAAACTTCGTCCAACCTGGCATCGAGAGCCTGCGCAACGCCGATTGCCGACTTGCTTACCTTCCCCGTGTTTTCGTTCTGCGGGGAAGAGGTACCGTTTGCCAGGCTGACGACCTGCCCAGAGCTGCATCCGGCTGCCTTGGCGAGAGCAGCCACGGTCAATCCTTTTTTTACCCGCAGGCTATGAATGTTCGACTCGTACTCTTTCCATCCCCGGAAACATGCCACCGTGCCCATGCTAATTTCCCTCCGGCCTGTATCCTTGGCACACGCAACCAAGTTTTTTGCCCCAATTATCGGCGTACAGAGCGCACCTGACTATCCGCGCTCCCTCCTGGCGGAAACAATGCGATGCCCGCTGGCTCGCTTTCACCGTCGTCGTCGCCTTCTTTACTGGCCCCTTCTTCCGCATCGCACCAAGTCCCATGGCGCTACGCATCGCGTTTCCGCACGCCACGTTGCAGGTTTCCTTATTCATCGAGTGAGGCACATCTTTGTACCGGGGGAACGGCTCCCCGCACCATATGCACACGTCGATGCTGTTTGGCTTCAGCCTGCCGGCCTTCGCCTCGGAGGAATAAAATCGATGCCTGCACGCTCCGCCATTCGCCCACCGCTTATTTTTCCCAACCCGCCCACCGCACCCGCACGGGCATTTATCGCTGCTCGCTGCGACCTCTTTGGCTTTTTCTACCGCCTCCTGCGGGGTCATCTTCTTGAGCCACTTCCGCATGGTGCAAAGAGTGGCTCCGCCTGATGCCTGCATGGCCAGGTAGTGAACAGTGACCATTTCACCGTGGTATTGGTATAGTTTCGCGTGGGCCATGCAGGTCACGCAGAAATTTCGATTTTGAAAAGTGCCGCGAGCCGCGTGAACAGGTCAAAGCTGAGCACATACCGCAGGGCATACCCGTCATTCTCCACGGCCTTGAGACACACGGCCTCGGTCTGGTCCTTGACATACCGCAGGGCATACCCGTTCCACTCAACGGCCTTGAGACACACGGCCTCGGTCTGGTCCTTGACATACTGCAGGGCATCCCCGTTCCGCTCAACGGCCTTGAGACACACGGCCTCGGT